CAGACGCCGGATATTACCATAAAGGCACATGAACTGCCGGAGGAAAGCGAACCTACGGTGGAGAAGAGCGGGACGCTGGCAAAACCGGTATTCAATATTGGAATCCCGCAGGCGATTGGGGCTGTTGCTGCGCGTGAATATGCAAAGCAGGCAGAGACGGCGCGAGACGCGGCGATATTGGCCGGAGAAAACGCGAAAGAGGAACTGAACGGAATCGTAGCTTCTGCGGATGATGCTCTGGACCAGAAAATAGCTGAAACCGGTACACTTTTGGACGAAAAGGTAGCAACTGCTGCGCAGAGGGCATCGGAGGCTGCATCCAGCGCTGTGGCTGCTGCACAGAAGGCAACTGCGGCGGAACAAGCGATGCAAGGGGCGCAGGCGGCACAGGTACAGGCGGAACAAAGTGCGCAGGAGGCTGCGGAGAATACGGCAATGGCAAAAGATTTTGCTTCCGGCCAACCCGTTACATACAGCGGCACCCCCGTCTCCATCGCCTACGCGGGAGCGAACCGTATCGCGTCCATAACTGCCTACGGCGAGAATGCTCAGGGCGGGACGACGGAGGATCCTGTGGCGCTCACGGGGGTGGATAGCGTACAGGTAAGTGGTAATAACTTATTTGTAAACAATGCTGTAACTGAAACAAAAAGTGGTATTACATTCACTGTAAATACTGATAGAAGTATTACAGTTAATGGGACGGCGTCAACGTCAGCTTCGGTAGTTCAATATACCGGATATAATTTGACTCTTCCTGATGGTGGCTATGCTTTATCTGGTACATCTAGTCTTACTGGTGTAGAAGTTGGAGCAAGAATAAAACGAGCAAATGGTGATAATGAATGGTTTACAGTCGATAGTTATTTACATACTAGAACCTTTAATATAGCAACTGGCGACATAATTGTTTCGTTTTATGTTTTAGTAAGAGCTGGACAAACCGCTGACAATGTTACCGTCTATCCCATGTTAAACGTGGGTTCAACCGCATTGCCATATGAACCATATAACGGTAGTATAACACAATTGCCCATCCCGCGCCCGCTGCATAAGGTTGGCGACGTGAGGGACGTGTGTCAGACACGGGTTAAGAGCGTCTATGATAAGAGGATTGTGCTGGATGGGACGGAGAATTGGAATATATCCTCGTCAAAGCCAAATAGTTTCCTAACCCCAGTTTCCGAACGCATTGTGAACGGTTTGTCTGATTCCTACCCAACGTTGAAATCTCCTGAAATCGGCACCAAAAACGGAATTTATTTGAATTACACGGTGGATATTATCGTAACCGATCTAGCCTGCTCAACAGTTGAAGAGTTCAAAGCACACCTGTCTGCGCATCCCCTCACCGTCTACTACCGGTCCACCGCCTACGATGGTACCAACGGGCTGGACGTGTGCTTGACGGAGTACCAGACGGGCTACATCGAAAGCTATGCGGACGAAAGCATCACAACGGCGTGGATATCCAGCACGGGAGCACTTTCCACAGGCGCAGAAGTTGCCTATGTGCTCAGTTCTCCCGAAACCTACGCCACCGACCCGTTGGACATTGACAACGCAGCCGGGCCGCTCACCGTCATGACGGGCGGGGAACTTGAGGTCAAAATGACAGATTTTGTAACCGATAGAACACCAGCATTTCTCAATAAACTTGACAAAACTGGTGATGGTTCTGACGTTACTGTTACTTTCACAGAGGCTGCTACCGATACCGACATAGCTTCTGGCGATAAATTGTCTATTTTATTTGGCAAAATACTCAAACGATTCTCCACTATTACCTCTAAGTTTACAACGGTAGATAATAGTATTACACAAATAGAAAGCGACATTTCTGATATAACCGATGGCACTACTGTTGTAGCGCAAGCCAACAAGGTAACTAACGCTCTGGTTATTATGAGCAATAGTGGAACTGCCCTCGTAAACTATGACGGAAGTGCCACGGCAAATATGACACTTAGTCCATCCAATGTAGGTGCCGAACCAGCATTCACCAAAAATACAGCATTCAATAAAAACTTTGGTAGTTCTGCTGGTACTGTATGTCAAGGTAACGATGGCAGACTATCTAATGCTCGTCGTTCGTCTAATATTAGTATGAGTTTGTCTGGAACAAACCTTAGTATTAGTTATAGTTAAGGATGTGTTATTATGGCTTTAAGTTTTAATGGCACAAATGTACCAGTAAGCGGGAACGTAACCTATAATGGAATTGGTTGTAGCACTGTGACATACAATGGAACTCAAGTTTGGAAACGGGCACCAGAATGGTTGTATAACAGCGGAAATCAATATACTGAATTTACTGGTGGTTGGAATGCTCAAGCTGCCTATTATTTAGGTGGCTCTGCTGGCACAAACTATTACAGAAACCAAACCGCATCTACTCCGGCTTTCAACGCATCAAATATTTCGGTGACGTGTACTGGCAATTATCTTGGCGGTGGTAGTGTTATTACCAACTGGAAAGTTGATTTATCGGCAATTTCATCATTGACCGCAAGTATTAATGTTTTTGACCAATACGAAACGTATTCGTATTTCTATATACATATACTTAATTCATGGCCAACGGTAAATGCTGATAATACAAGTGTAGCGGCAACTATGGTAACTGGCGTTTCAAATATAACCAGCGTAACTCTAAATACTTCGAGTCTTAGCGGAAGCTACTATGTATTGATGGGTTTTTCAAATAATAACTATCGTAGTTTCACTGGTTATATTTATAGTCTAAAGTGTAATTTCTAATATATGATACGGAGTATAAGATATGAAGCTAAATAAAATCGCTGGGTTAGTTGCCCCCCCCCTATAAAAGCTGACACGATGGGAGGGATATAGATGGCGTTATCTTTTAACAACACGAATATCCCTCCCTCTGGCAATGTTATATTTAATGGAACATATTGTAAGTCTGTAACGTACAATGGTACTGAGGTTTGGAAAAAAGAATATACTGTGTATCCCGGCGCCCCCGTTGCTAATACTCAAAACCTTGGGTATGCTTCTTACTTTACTGTTACAAACAGTGGTACAGACATTAAGGTTGACGCATTTGGCGGCACAGAACGAGGATATGGGCGTGTTATGCTTGGTGGATTTAGCACAATAGGTTATTCACAAATATATTTTAATAATCTCCGGGCATTTATCACAAACAGCTATTCACATATCAAGGTGGCATTGAGTGATATAAACGGGAATGTTGTTCAACAGCTTATCTATTCAGAAACAAACGGGTTTGACGCAACTTATACTGCTAGTACAAAGTTCAATATAAATTCCCCAAATGGGAATTATTATTTAATGTTAGAAGTAGAGTCTGGTGCTACTCATTTGGGTAAGAACGCGACTATTTTAATGAACGGTTGTTATCTGGTTTAAAGGAGAGACAATTATGATAAAAGTAACACTTAAAAATGGCAAAGAATATGAAGTTCTTGAACCTACTACGGTATATCCAAGCGGATTGCCGAATATTCGTAGCAAAATGGAAATTTACATTGATGAAAGCGCAATGACATTAGAAGCGCTCGAAAATGTATTTTCGGACGAGTCCGCAACGGATGAACTCCGTATCACCAAAACAGGAGACGGCGGCGATGTCGCTTATGAGTGTTTATATCGTCACTATTGCATTGTGACTAGTATTGGTAAGAAACTCGTTTCAACTACAAGTCACGAAACAGGAGAAACCACAGAAGTAATGTGTCTGTATGTTACTCTGGAACAGAGGACATATGTTGAGCAGAAACTGTATGAAATGGGTATCTCCTAAATGACATATAGAAAGGATGCCTAGCTATGTTGAATGAAATTTTAAACGCTGTATTAGATAGCTTAGTAATGGTATCATCTTTTGGAATCTTTATGTTGTTTTGTGCTTTTTCCAATAGTATCTTAGGTTCGGTTATCGCGTCTAAGACAAATGAGTTCCAGTGGAAAACACTTCTTACTGGCGTTGTTAGGAATATCGGCGTTGTTCTCGGCGTCGATATTCTTGCCGCTGGGCTTTCTGGAATTACAAAACTCATAGAAATATACAATGTTGCTCCACAATATTCTGAGAGTATACAAGGTGTTAGCGTATTAGCCATAGTAACAATCATTATCACATTGTCATACACGGTTTATGGCAAACAGGCGCTTGACAAAATCAAAAGTCTTGGTAATTTGAAAGACGAAGATATAGTCGTGATTGACAAAGCCGAGGGCTGGGAACAGAGAGGGACGTGACTTATGCTTAGTTTTTCTGTAAACAAACAAAGACTTACTAGAAATGATTGTCAAAAGGTAGTTGGGGGTACATATAATTATTTATATGCTATGTTTGACTTTTCATATGATTGGGAAGAAGTAGCGCAGAATGCCGTATTCAATAATACGACTGAGGACAAAAACTTTACAGTTCCAATTGTTGGCAATGTGTGTTTGGTTCCATGGGAGGTTATTACTTCTCCTAATTTCACAGTATCATTGTATGGGTTTACAGATACTAAGCGAATTACGACAAACGAAGTAATGGTTCCTGTTACTCCTACACCATATAACGCCGATAATATTCCAACTCCTCCGCCTACACCAACGGACTACGAAGCATACGTTAAACTTGTTAATGAATATAAAGAACAATCCATTGCTCAATATCAAGAGCTGAAAGACACAAAGGCCGAAACAATTATAAAAGAGACTGCTATTGAGTTCCCAAATATAGGAAGTGAAAAGAATATATATATCGAAACCTCTACAAATAGAACTTATAGATGGTCGGATACAGATTTAAAGTATTATTGTGTAGGCTCTGATTATAGTGAGATAGATATTGTATCAGGAGGGAAAGCTCGTGGCTAATACAACATTAAATGTAAAAATTCAAATAAGAAATGATACTAAAAACAACTGGAATACACAAAACCCCGTTCTTTTGAAGGGTGAAATGGGTGTAGAAACAGATACCAGAAAGTTTAAATTTGGTGATGGAGTAAGCGATTGGGCGACGCTTGAATATGCGAGTGCTACTGGCGCAATCATTATGAACAAAGCTCCGACACCTACGGATTCCGGGTATGATGTCGGCGCAATGTGGATTGATACAGCCGCAAACAAAGCATATCTGTTATTCAATAACACAGCAAATCAGGCTGTATGGAAACAGGTTGTCACCCCCGATGATTTGAGCGACCTTGGCGCTGGCGACATGTTGAAGTCGCAGTTTGCCAACAACCCAAAGGCCGAACAGGGATATGTAAACGCGGCAATTGTAGCCGACACAGCAAATGCTACCACAGGCACGCTTACTGCTGGTTCTAAGACATTTAATGGTTCTGCCAATGTTACGGTTACAGCAGATGATTTAGGTGCTCTTACAACCGTTCCTAGTGAATATGTAAAGAATACTGATTATGGCACAGCAGAAACTGGCGGTGTTGTTAAGTCTACTGCCAAGGGTACAGATACAGTAACAATCGGTGCTGACGGCACAATGACAATCGGTAAGGCATCAGAGGCTGTGGCGGCTGATACTGCTACCACATTGGCTACTGGACGTACAATTTCTGTTGCTGGTGATGCTACTGGTACATCTCCTGTGTTTGACGGTAGTGCTAACGTAACAATTCCTCTTGTGCTTGCTAACAGCGGTGTTGTGGCTGGTACTTTCACAAAGGTTACAGTTGATGCCAAAGGACGAGTAACAGATGGTGTTGCAAATCTTACAGCGGCTGACATTCCTGAGCTTACTCTTTCTAAGATTTCTGATGCTGGAACAGCGGCGGCAAAGGACTTTGGTACTGCCGAGGGTAATGTACCTGTTCTTGGGGCTGGTGGTAAACTTAGCGAAGCTGTTATCCCGGCCATTGCTATTACGGATACGTTTGTTGTTGATAGTCAAGCAGCAATGCTCGCTCTTGAAGCACAGCAGGGAGACGTAGCTGTTCGTACTGATGTAAATAAGACATTTATTCTTAAAGTTGCTCCCGCTTCTACTCTTGCGAACTGGGTAGAACTTGAAACACCGACTGACGCTGTTACGAGCGTGAACGGACTTACTGGTGCTGTTACGCTTACAACGTCCGAAGTTGCTGAGGGTAGTAACTTGTACTTTACAACCGCGAGAGCAAACGCAAACTGGATTACTCATGCTTCTACTGAATTGACAGACTCTGATACGCTTTTAAGAACAACTGATACCTTGATTCTTAATGGCGGAAATGCTTAATTACCATTAAGAAAGGGGAGGTATTAAATGGCTAATATAACCTTAAATGCCAGACAGCAACAAAAGCATGATACTTCCACTAACTTTAATAATGCCAACAAACTTTACCTTGAGGGCGAGTTTTTGGTTGAGACTGATACTGGCAAGGTGAAGATTGGCGATGGAACATTAAGCTATGAATCTTTGCCATACACAATAGGAACAAGAGTGCCAGAGGGAGCTAAATTCACTGACACAACTTATACGGCTGGTACTGGATTATCCCTTAATGGCACCTCTTTTTCAATAAGCAATAGCGGCGTAACTGCTGGTTCTTACGGCCCATCACAAGATAGTAGTGTGGGGTTCGGAGATTCTATTGATGTACCATATATAAGTGTGAATAGCAGTGGACAGATAACATCGGCTGATAGTAGAAGTATAACACTACCATCCGAACCCACTCCTACTTCCATAGGAGCTGAACCAGCATTTACTAAGAATACGGCGTTCAATAAGAACTTTGGCACAGCCGCTGGCACTGTATGTCAGGGAAATGATTCCAGACTATCTAATGCTCGTCCAGCATCTGACGTATCAGCATGGGCAAAAGAGCCGAATAAACCGACATATACACCAACTGAAGTCGGAGTTATCGGTACAGCCCCAACATCTGGACAAGTGGCGGTTTTTGATGGAACGACTGGTAAAATTAAATCAACAGGGTTTACAATAGCTTCTTCTGTACCATCTGGCGCTAAGTTCACAGACACAACATACTCAGCAGCAACATCCACCGTATTAGGACTTGTTAAGGTTGGATATACGGAAAGTGGCAGAAACTATCCAGTAGAACTTGATGCTGATGATAAGATGTTTGTAAATGTTCCATGGACAGATACAAATACAACATATTCTCAAGCTACATCTAGCACACTTGGATTAATTAAGATAGGGTACACTGAAAGTGGGAAGAATTACCCTATTGAACTTAATACTTCTGGGCAAGCGTATGTTAATGTGCCTTGGGAGGATACGACATATTCCGTATTCACAGGCGCTACAACAACAGCAGCAGGTACAAGCGGATTGGTTCCCGCTCCGACTTCTGGCCAATCAACAAGGTACCTTTGTTCAACCGGAGAATGGAGTATACCCACTGGAACTATTTATAATGGAAGCACAGCAATATCTGTTAAACCGTCTACGACTGATGGAGAATACAATATATATTTAGTTGCGTTATTTCCGGGCACTACAAGCCAAAGCGTTGGACCAAGCGCTTCAGGAACAATTAATTTTGGCTCTGCTTTTAATGTGCCATATATAACGATAGACCAATATGGCAGAATCACAGCATTAGCGAATAGGAGTATGATTCTTAGCGGGGCATTGGCTAGCAGCTCTGCACCAGGATTATGCCCAAAATTAGACTCTGGCCACCCATCGTACTATCTAAACGCTAATGGAACATGGAGCGCTCCAAGAGGAAGGGTATATGGCGTAAAAGGAAATGCAGAAACTGCCTATCGAGAAGGACAGGTTAATATAACAGCCGCCAATGTTGGTGCCCTTCCAATTACAGGCGGTACAGTGTCTGGCGCGACTACATTTAGTGACACTGTGACGCTTAGCACCGCTGGAAGCATAACATATGATGATGGTTTTTATGATGGGTGACGACTATGGGAATTAAAATATTAAGACAAACAATATCATCAACATCCACAGAGCCGTTGCCCCCCCCCACCACAGAATATGGAATAATTGCGTGTGACAGGGCCGGAAGTATGTATGTGGGTGACAGCTCTAACAGTCCAGTCGAGCAAATGAGTGTTAAAAAATATTCTCAAACATCCAATCCGAACTTATTGGACAACACAAACTTCTTTAATCCTATAAATCAACGTAATCAAACCAGTTATAGCAACACAGACGCTGCTCCAAAATACTCAATAGATAGATGGCAGGTTCTGGGCGGAACGTTTGATGTCCAAACAAGAACTTACACGTCAAATAGCACATTAGGGATATATGGCAACCAGTTTAGACAGTATATCCCTTTAGAAAATGTATCTATTGGTGATACCATAACTGTAAGCTCTGTTATAAACGATACTAGACATGTATTTACAACAACAATACCACAATATGGAGATAGTGTTACTGGCGCTCCGTTCCTATTAGAGACTACGTGGGGCGGTTTTAAAATGATTACACGAGAAGCTGAACATGCCACTCTTCTTACAATGGTTGTAAATGTATCACAGTCTATAACTGTTGATTGGATAAAGATGGAGCTTGGAAACTTTGCTACACCGTATGTGTCAAAGGAATATAGTGTTGAGCTGTCTGAGTGTTTGCGGTATTTTCAGGCGATTTTTATGGATTGGAGAACTTATCCACCATTAAATGGTTTAATTTATAGAATCCCAATGACAACATTGCAAGTTATGAGAGTCAAGCCAACAATAACGAAATCGACTGAACCATATACATTCGGGTGTGATATCACTGGTATGGATGCTCAATCCACAGGTTTTGCTGTTCAAGTTACTGTAAATCAAACTGGTTTTAACGCAGGTGCGGTGGCATTATCAGGATATTTTAACCTGTCGTCAGAGTTTTAAAGAGAGTTAATAATTATGTATGTAATTGCTTTAGAAGCAGAATTATAAAATATAATATATTATTAATGTCGTATTGGGCTGAACTTAGTCTAATACGACATTAATAGCAAATTTTACAGCAGGTGGTGATTATTATGGCTATTAATATTAAAAGAGAAACTCCTCCATCAAATATATACGACTATTCTCCGCCTGATTCTTTACAATACGGACAGATTGCACAGGACGCTGTTGGCAATATATATAATGCTGATAGAAGTAATAATATTGTAAAGCAAATGAGTTCAACAGCAAACGCACAGGTTGGTAACCCAAATTTACTTTACAACGGAAGTTTATCAGTAAATCAAAGAGGACAAACCAGTTATTTACAATCGTGGGGTTATTCTATTGATGGATGGGTTTTGATTGGTGATTTTAATTATAGCACAAAAACGCTTACTTTCGATGCCTCAAATAATATAGCTCGTTTTGGACTAGACGCTATATCATATATGAGACATGCTATTGTTGATGTTGATTCGAGTGATTTTGGAAGATATACTTTATCAGCCAAAGTTGATGGAACAGTATATTCAAAAAGTTTTTATCTTGGTAATACCTCATACTCAGATGCCTATGATATGGGTTCGTTTTATTTTACATACGAAAAATTTACTGGTGTATCAACATGGTGGTTTGGTATTGGTGTAGTTCCGGGTGAAACAGGCCCCGGAAGTGTATCTATTGAATGGGTAAAACTTGAAAAGGGCGCACAGGCAACGAACTACACACCAAAGAGTTATTTGAACGAACTAAATGAGTGTAGAAGGTATTATGTTAAAATAGCAACTTGGCAGTTAATTGGAAGCGGATATGTTGATTGGGAAGGCAAGAACGTATTTATTATGATGCCCGTTCCTGAAACAATGCGAGTAAATCCAACTTCGAGTACGGTATCAGGAGAGTTTCATTTCGGTGATGGCACTATACATAAGATTACAGGCGCTACACCCGGAGCCTCTGTTGGCCCGGGGATTGTAAAACTAAATTTTTATGGGTTGGGACTTACTCAGAAGAATCAAGCCTGTTGTTTTATTCTATCAGATACCCAATTAAACCTTACTGCCGAAATATAACGAGGTATATAAAATGGAAGATAAATATATTGTATATGTTCGTGTAAATGAACTTGGATATATAGTAGAGATAAATAGTAGCGCTTTTATCAGTGATACTACTGGATGGATAGAAATTGATAGCGGATATGGAGACAAACACCATCACGCACAAGGAAACTATTTCCCACAGCCACTCTATGATGTTCGAGGATGCGCCAACTATAAACTTGAAAACAACATTCCAGTAGAGCGTAGCGATGAAGAAAAAGAAGCCGAAATAGCAAACCGCCCAGCTCCAATGCCGAGTTATAACGATAGAGTTGCTGCTTTAGAAGAAGCAATGCTTGTAATGTTGTCTAGGGGTGTTTCAAATGTTTGATTTCTTAAAAATTCAATATACTATGGGAAATATAACAAAGGAACAATTATATTCTTATGTGCCTTTGTGGATTTCGGAGTCCGAATATAAACAAATAGTTGGCGAAAACTAATTTGCCAAAAGGGTGAATATCTATGTCAATAAAAGTTCTTAGGCAGAGTACCGATGCTACGGTAACGGCTGCCCCCCCCTATTGAGCTACGGACAAATTGCCATTGATAAAGACGGCGTTATATATACTGGAAATAGTTCTGACGAAGTAGTAAGCAAGGTTAATTATGCTAATGAGAGTTTGAAAGCAACTCAAGATTCTGCTGGGAATCCTATTGTATCATCCTATGCCGCAGCACTTGACACAAGTGGGAACACAATAAGGCTTAAATATAAAAACGGTGATGTGGCAGCTACTATTACAGCACCATATGCTACGTCTGCTGGAACAGCCACCAATGCTACTGGTGTTACAGGCAATATTAAAGGCGAAACTATATCAAAAGCGACCAACGACCACTATGCTTGGTGGCTTAATTACAGTGGAACTGGTAGTTATGGCGGAGCAAGGAAATATTTTGCTTGTGTACATGCTGACAGTGCTGACTCTGCTCGTTCATCTAATATAGTTATGTCTTACAATGGCAATTTGTGGATTTCCTACTCGTAAGGCGGTGAGCATATGGCATTATTTTATAATAACACAAATGTTGCTACTTCTCAGAACGTATATCTAAATAATCAAGCATCCGACCAAGTGTTTTATAACAATACTTTAGTGTGGAAAAGAGACGCACAAGTATATCCCGGCTCTACATGGTATGTGCGTGGAAGTAAAACAAATGAAACAAATACTGCTCCTCCAACTATAATTGAAAGAGAAGTATCTGGAAACGTTGCTAATGACGCGGCGGTATATGCCGTCGTCAATCTTACTCCATACAACTATGCTAACTTTGACTATTCGGTTTACTATGTAAGTCCATATGCGAGTGGAATGGTTGGAATTGGAAATTTTGATAATTATAGTATAAATGGCGGTTGGCCTACTGTTACGGGTATAAATTGGGACAACTCAATTAATACATATCACAACGACCCAAACGGACAGGGTTGGGGTAATGGGGCTGTTTCAAAGCGTTTTACACTCACGGTAAATGTAGCAAGTCTACAAAACAGCTGGGCACTTGGTATATTTTGTCGTAGTAGTAGCACAACTCAAGCAACTATACACCTTGTATTGAACAAATGCTGGTGTACTACATAACGAGGTATATATAATGGTAAAAATTAAACTTTCTAATGGCGATGAATATGAAGTGTTGCCTATGACGGCTGTTTACCCTAGCTATTCGTCTACGGTAAGAAGTCATATAGAAATACACATGGACAAATCTTCAATGTCTGATACAGAATTTATTGCTTTATTCTCTAATCAGGAACTAACAAAAACAATTCAAATCATAAACACTGAATCAAACAGCACTATCACATATGAAAGATACAATGAACCTGTATCAATTGGTATTGGTAGATATGATAGTGTAAATGTTGCTACTGGTGAAGTAGTTACAGAATATCATTTAATTGCTAATTTGGAGCAATTAACATATCAGGAAGCTGATATAAAAGCAATGAAAGAGCTTATTACCAAAATGAGCAAATAATATAATTACTATACAGCTACGTATAAAGGAGAACAACATGTCTATTTATACTGGAAGAACGCAAGTTCCGTATTATTATAGCTGTTATGGATATACGAGAGGAAACGGAAAGACTTGGCATGGCGGTATAGATTTGGTTGGATTAGACAGTACAACTATATTGATGCCAGATTATAGTGGAAAATCTATTAGTGGCACAGTCGTTTCCTCTCGTAAAGTAGACAAAAGTACAGGTGATTTGACTTGGGAGTGGGGCTGGTATGTGTGCGTACAGCTAGACGCTAACCAAACTCCTGACGCTGTGAACTTTATCTATTTTTGCCATAACGAAAAAAACTTAGTATCAGTTGGACAAAAAGTGAAAACTGGTGACGCTATTGCTATTATGGGAAATAGCGGAAACGCCGCATTGGCTAATCCACCAATCAAACATTGCCATCTTGAAGTGAGAGCAACAAGAAGTGGAAAAGGGCTTGACCCAACAAAATATGCCGGATGTTCTAACTCTGTTGGAATATATAATTATTCAAACGATAACTCTAATATAAGCTCCGAAATAAAAGGTATTGATGTATCAAAATATCAAGGCACTATAAACTGGCCACAAGTAAAAGCGGCTGGATACAATTTTGCCTTTATCAGAGTCGGGTATTGTAACTATGATGGTACAATAAACGATGGATATGACCCATATTATCAGACGAATATGGCTGGCGCAATAGCCGCAGGAATAAATGTTGGTGTATATGTGTATTCATATGCTAAAACTGTTAGTTCCGCAAAGGTGTGTGCGCAAGCCGTTGCTGAAAAGGTAAAGCCTTATACTATTACAATGCCTATTGCTTTCGATTGTGAAGATAGTGCTTTGTATTCACAGATAGGTAAACAAACAAATACAGACATATGTAAGGCATTTTTGAGCGAAACGAAAAATCTTGGATACTATCCTATATTATATACATACACAAACTTCGCTAAAACACTTTTAGATATGAGCCAATTGAGCGCATATGATTTGTGGCTTGCTGATTACACAGGGAATCCGTCATATACAGGCCCATATACAATATGGCAGTATAGTTCTAAAGGTTCAGTATCGGGAATATCTGGTAATGTTGATATGAACATTGCTTATAAAGATTATCCGTCTATAATTAGCGGAGGTTCGACAGGTGGTGGAGACGTGGAAAATTTGTCTGTTCTAAGATATAGAGTAAAAATAGAAAATAAGTGTCAAGGCTTCGGCTCAAAGAACGTAAATGATGTTATAAAGATTGGAGATTCTGATTATCTTCCAATTGGTGATTATAAGATTATCAGCAAAGAGAACACAGTAGGAGAACAGGGATTCTATTGGTGTGAAATTAGACTTCCAGACGGAGGTTCTTGTTATGCTGTGTACAATCTTCCAGATGATAGATGTGAAATTATTGATGCTACTATTGATGTAGCTGTTGATAATAAGTCTTTGAAGATTATAACTCCAAATAAGAATCAGGCTTTCATGTCTCGAAACACAAGTGACGTTGTAAAATTTGGAGATAGCGATTATATCCCAGTTGGAATCTATCCTCTTATTACGATGGATACCGAAGCCCACGAGGAAGAACTTTACTGGTGTCAGTTTAGATATACAAACGGTAATTCTTACTATGCTGTATATAATTTACCAGATGGAAGATGTGAAATAATTGACACTCCGGTTGACCCGGAACCTACACCGGAGCCAACCCCGGAACCCGAACCGGAACCGACTCCTAAACCAGAGCCTACGCCTGAACCAGAACCAGAAACTCCAACGAGTGAACTTGTAAAGCAAATTGAAGAACTTATGAAACAGCTTGAAGATTTGATGAAACAGGTTGATGAAGCGCTGGCCAAAGTCAATGTCTTAGAAGAAAAGAATAAAGAATTAGTTGCTGAAAATGAAGCTCTCAAGAAATATATTGAGGGAATAGAGGCTGAAAACAAGAACTTATTAGAAGAAAATGAGCGTCTAAAAGACAAAATTGCCGAAGCACAGGCGGCTTTAGCGTAAAAATAAAAGGCTAACCCGTATGGGTTAGCCTTTTTTACACGTCGTAATTTTACATACCAAGTGGCACTTCTTCTTCTTCTCTTTTTGAGAATGACACTTTATACGGTAGAACACCAATTGTTTTCTTATTTGTTTTTACAGAAACTTTTTCTCCGTTTTCATTCTCGTAAGATGATTCAAATTCTCCATTTTCGCTGTAAACAATACAGTTCCCAATTTCAAATTCCAAATCATATTTCCAGAAATCATCAGCATAATTTTCTGGCGCTATACCATCAGGTATATCAAGATTTTTCCAAAATGTTTCAAGCAAATTGCTCACTATGAAATCATCACAATCGCCATCATTATAAATTACTGCGCATCTCGTGGCGTTGAATTCGGCATCATTATTGAATTTAATAGTCAAAGAGCGTTGTATTGATTCGTCGTTCGTAGTTTGAATGCCCTCAAATGGTAATTCGGAATGTATTGCGCTCTCCAACATAGATAGTGTGTCACGCTTTTCGTATGCCAAATCAAAATCTTTTATAAAAAATGAATCATCTGGCATATTCTCAGCGTTTCCATAAAGCTCTTTTACAAATTTAATTGACCTCATTATTATACCTCTGCTTTAAAGTATAGTTTACAATGGCAAAAACCCTCACTATCTTGGTTTAAGAACTCCTCGCATTGGCAAATATTCTCTTGTAGTTTGCCAAGTTTACAAGGACAATACCCATCATTGTTTTTCAAAGCGGCCCTTATTTTTTCTTCGTGTTCTTTATCTTGTGTAACAAATATTTGTAGCATGATTAACCTTTCTTTCTAAACAAATATGTTATATCTGTCATATCATTACCGTGTATCTTATACATCTTTTGATTTGTTTCGCAAGAGTCTAAACCACCAAGAGACTTAACATATGGGCCAATCTTCAAATAGTTAATAAGATTATCAGATATGATTTCTGAGAATGATGTTATACTTTGTAATCCACTATAAATACATATTTTCATATTAGGAATCATATCTTTAATTGTTCTACACATATTATAAAGCTCTGCTATGTTTTGGTCGCCACCCATGAAACAAACACAGGTAATATAGTTTTTATACGAATCAATTACTTTTATATAATCATCTTTTATATAATTACCAGTGTATTCCCATAGATATTTTGAGTGGCAACCCTCACATTTGTGAGGGCAGCCACTAATATTGAACACTAAAGAAATCTCATTGGGCACTTCTTGAAAAACAATATCATAGTTTATATATTTTAAATCATTCATAATGTCTAATAAAAGCCTCTTTTTGACGCGCCTCGGAGAAATTTGAAATTCTTTTAAGATATCCAATTACTCTTGTGGCATAATCAAGATTTTCACTACCGCACTTTTCACACTTATTTAAACGGTGTTTACTAATATGGCCACATTCGTTACAGATTGTATTTGGAACATTGAATGTAAAATATGAACATCCTGTTGACATTGCGGTATCGAGCAAATGTTTATACTGTTCTTTTGTAAGGTGTTCGTTCAGATTGGCATGAAGGGCGCTACCACCATCAAGATATTTTGTTAGCTTTTCTCCGTGTAATATAAACTTATCAATAAGATTTACACCATCATCTTCTACGCGATAAAAATAGCTATTGTAGCATTCTCTCGGAACATACAGTCCGTCTTTCTTATCCCAACCTGAATTTTTAACGCCTAGATTTTCCGCTGGCACAAATTCGGTATTAAACATTATTTCGGATGTTCTGTCTCTTTTGTTTATAGTATAAATAGGTTTAAGAATAGCTTCTCCATATTTGAAATATTCTTCATTTACAGTAGGTTGAATCCCTAAAAATTCTGCTCCCTCTACAAATCCATTAATTCCAATAGTAAGATATTGTTTTTCCATCGAAATATATCCGGCATCATATACTGGAAGCATATGGTTTTTGAGGTTGTCTTTTACAATTTCGTTATACGAAATCATATATTTATGAATTTTTTCTACCTGTTCAGCTACTCTTTCACTAATATCTTCAAGCGTAATTTTGCCTTTTTCTTTTGCTAAATTTTGAATAAGTCTATTGAGGTTGATGGTCATAACGCCTTTACTGCCTGTACTTATTCCACCAGCACCAAGCGTGTATGAAAACGTGTTCTCTGTCACTTCGTTCTTTAAACGACAGCACGATGCTAATGCGTCAACACTATTACTCGTATAACAGAAGAATGAATGTCCTTCGCTCCACATCTCAGCGGCAAAATCATACCACTCTTTATCTACATATTCTTTTCCGTCATTTAGAAGATTAACAGTTTCAACAGGGAATGTCAAAATCTTTTTTAGTCTTTCAGCGTTAAACCATTTCATAAACTTCTTCTGGAGCCAATTAACACTCTCCCATTTAGGAGCCGAACCATCTGGGAACATAAACTCACTAAACATCCCATCAAAATATGGCTTATCGAAATATGCTATATTCCAAAAGACAGATTGAAAATTCCTAGCACCAGCAGGGTCGTTAATCGTATATACAACTTGCTGAAATTTATTTTCTATAAGGTTCTCTAATGTTTTAGGTTCTTTTCCAAGGATTACATTTTCATTTACATGATTATAATAATCATCACCGAAATCCTTTCTAATAAAGTAATCCATATACATCAGAAATTCTGGTGTGGCAACAGCACCAGCGAACTGCGAAGCAACCGCATATACCAAGTTTATAAAACTTCCACAGAATGAATCAAGATGCTTTGGGGCTTCTGAATTTCCTCCAATATTTGTTGTCCCACTAAACAAAAATGGATACATTGTGATACTTACGCAATATGGCAACATTGGGTTTGTTTCGTCGTGTCTATATATCTCGTGCGAATCCAACTGCCTAATATATTCTTCAGCTAACTCTTGTCCATACAACTCAGTAATTTTATTTATCATAAGAAGCCGATTTGTTCCGATTGCTTCTTTTTTATACATTTCACCAGTACATGTAGTTACGTTTTTATGTTCAACGTTAGCATTTGAATCGACCTCACTACCAGTAGAGGCATTTACTGCTTTCCTGTATCTATCAATGAAGTTCAAATACTTAGTATACTGATTTTTGTATTTTTCAATGCTCAAAAAAATCAATCCCCAATCTTTTCAATTAAATTGTAAGCATCCCTAAAATTGTATATAACCCCATCAACTGAAAGCATAGGCATGCTTTTAAAACCCATCTTAATCATTTCATCTTCGTCTGTGAAAATCGTATATTCAAGTTTCTTTGTCTTTAGAATGTTTTCCAATATCATACATTGCGGACAATGATTTGAGTATAGAATTATATCCATAAAATCTCCATTTTGTGTTTGTAATTTATTCGTCACCATAGGCGATAATATTGTTTACAGCATAAGAATGTGTCTTATCAACACACAAATTATACACCATTTCAACAACATCATAAGAAGCGCTTATACTTACTATTTCGCTATAACTGTTTACATCGTCGTATTTCATATTTGCCAATAAGATATGATGGTCAAATGTAATGTTTTTAGCTTCTAACCATCCAGATTCAAAAGTAAGAAACTTATGTTCAGGCGTACACGTTACAGATTCATCAATATCCTTTATTGTGAAAGTAAGTAAGTCACCGCTGTGTATATGGCTATTGACTTTATTAACCATGTTATAAGTCAAATCATGTGAAAGAACCATGTCTCCAACTTTTATATCTTCAATGTTTACAATTCCACGATTCGTTATAACTTTATGCCCCGCCATGAAACAATCAAAATTATCTATCATTTTCACCACCTTATTGCTTGTCAACCCAAGCTAAAGCCGCATGATAATTATACAAAGTACCATCAACATTCAATACGTATGAACTATCAGCGGCTGGAACTTCTGTGTACTCCACATGTTTAATATCAAGAAATGCTTTTATATCCTTATACATCAAAGAATCATCGTTATACAATATTACCATCTGTACTACCAAACCCTCCATCTCTAATTCCGTTAGAAGAATCATCAGCGGTAGTAAAATAGTTCAGAAAAATACCTTGACAAAATCCTTTACCAGCTTCAACGGTTAGCGGTTTAAGGTTTCTGCTATCATTGATAATGTGAAGCATAATATGTCCTTCGTTTGAAGAATAGTAGTAATCTCTGTCTATTACGGCCGTTGTGTTGTTTAATTGAAGTCGGTTTTTAGCACCAAGTCCACTTCTTGGAACAATAAATAATACCATATTCTCTGGCATATAACATCTAATTCCAGTTGGAATTTTGATTTCTTCGCCGGGTTCTAATGTAAATGTGAATGGTGCCTTGAAATCGTATCCAGCAGAACCTTTTGTGCTCCTAGTAGGAAGTTCTATGCTGTCATATATGTCTTTTGTGTATTCTTCTGGCATAAGACAGAGTGTTTTCTTAAATTCTTCATAACTTACTTTTTCAAATCTAGGATACATTTAAACGCTCCAATCGAATTATTTGTCGAAATATAATCTATCTATATTACCGCAGTCTGAACAAGTAACAATTACACAATTTTCTTCAGCGTCATATTCTAACTCATACTTGTTTGAATCGCACATGTTACAATAAATGTCAATATCAAATGTGCCATTATCAAATTCCATTGTTTTCGCTCCTTTCGTGTGAAGTAAGGCTATTATACCACATTCTGAACAAAAAGTCAATACCCTATCTGTAAATAATATATGTACTAATTGTAAACAATTTATGAACGTAATAATATTTATCTAGTATTTCTTGCTATGATTGTATTATAACATATATGGATTTATTTGTCAATACCCTATTTTTAAATTTATATATCTATATGCTTGTATGTAAATTTATAGATATATAGACTATCTATATAAATTTATATATCTTAACACTTGTATAGTTATATAAATCTATATAACTAAAAAAAATAAAATTAAATATTTTTATATAAATTTATATATCTATAAACAAGTTATATAAATTTATATATCTTAACACTTGTATATATCTATAAATTTATAAATATAAAATAAAAATACTAACTTTTAATATAAATCTATATATCTATACGCTTGTATATAAATTTATAGATATATACGCTTTTAACAAATTTATAGATATATAAATTTATATATAAAAAGATTATTTTATTTTTTAATTATATAAATTTATAGATATTAACACTTGTATAGATATATAAATTTATATAACTAGATTATATATCTATAAATTTATAATAATAAGCGTATAGATATATAAATTAATATATTATAATATATTAATATAATTATATAATATATAGTGGGTGTTGACATTTGGATTCGGATATGTTATAATACGTTCAGAGCAAGAGAGATACAGTGAATTATGAATAAATATTAACAAATTGTTCACGGAAAGTTCACAAATGGGGTGTTGACAAACGGAAAGAAGTGTGGTATAATAGTTTCACAGTCAAAACGCTTGACATTTTAAAACGACTAAAACAAGGAGACAAAACGAATGGCAGTAGAGTACATTGTTAATTCCGAAAAGCGGACTGTTGTTGCCATCCTAAAGGGCACAGAGCTTGATGCTCATAAAGCTATTGTCCGGCAGGTTGGAGAAGCAGAAGAAAGTTTTTTCGGATTTAACAGCAATTGGACGACGCTGATTCCCGATTGTTTCGTGGGAAAAGCGAAATGCGACCCTCGTGATGAATTTTCTATTGACGAGGGCAAGAAGATAGCGAAAGCACGTTGTATGGAAAAATACTATCGAGCAAAAGATTCCGCTATCAAACAATGGTATAAGAACGCATGTGTAAAAATGAAGCGTGTCGAAAGGCTTGTAAAGGAGATTGATACCGCAAGATTATTCTCTCAAAGACGTAAGAAAGCAGAGGCGATTGAGAAATATAAGTCAGCAGTATCCGCGCTTGAAGAAGCGCAAGAGGAACTTAATAAGTTTTTGAGTAAGTAATTTATTTTATAATACGAGGTAATAATAATGGCAGTAGGATTTAGTTTTCAAAAAGCAAAACGAGAAAAAATTTGGGTAAAAGTTCTTCTTAATGGCCCATCTGGTAGCGGTAAAACGTATACAGCTTTGAAATTGGCAACAGGTATGTTTACCAAGGCTGGTGGAGCGGGAATTGCGGCAATCGACACAGAGAACGGACGTATTCGTTATTACGCTAACGAATTTGATTTCTTCGACTTACAGTTATCGGAGCCTTATACATCAGAATCTTATATTGAGGCAATTAGTGCGGCAGTTGATAATGGTTTCAAAATTCTTATCATCGACAGTCTTAGCCATGAATGGAAGTGGCTGAATGAGGTACATGATAAGATGCCTGGCAACTCATTCACTAATTGGGGAAAGTTAAAGCCAAGACATGCGGCGCTGATGGAAAAGATTCTTCAGTCTCCAATTCATATCATTGCTACTTCTCGTGGTAAAGATGATTATGTAATGGAAGATAAGAATGGTAAGCAAATTCCAAAAAAGGTTGGAGTTGGTTCACAGCAGGAAAAGGATATTGAATACAACTACACCGCGACTTTCAACATCGACCAAGAAACTCATGTCGCTACTGTGGCAAAAGACAACACCCACATTTTTGAGGGCAGATATGATGTACTTAATGAAAAAGACGGAGAAAGATTAATTGATTGGGCTAACACTGGCGAGGGAGAAATGCCAAAAGAACCCGTAAAGGCACCAACTCCTGTTGAAACTCCAAAATCAGATATTGATTCAGCCCTTAGAGAAATTAACTCAATCTTTGCGAATAAAATTGAAGCTGGTGTAGATAAGGAACTCCTGTACGCTATTGTTTCTAAGCACCATACAAGTAAGAACTTTACATCAATAAAAGATGTTGATGTGGCAAATACGATTATTAATGAACTGAAAGAGGTTAAATAATTTATGAGTCTGCAGATTAAAGATAGTTACGCAACAATTTTCGAGCCGGAAGTCCATGAAAAGTTTGTAGCATGTAATTTGAGTACAGGTAGAAAGCTCAAAGAAGTAGACGATTACGGACGTCCTAAGTATGCTAATTCTTCTTGGAGAGCCACTTTTGTTGGAAACGCTCTTGCTGGTGCTAAAGCGTTGAAGGAAAAAGACAGAATCAAAATTGTTTCTGGTACTATCACACATGAAAAAAGTGATAAGACTGATGCTAATGGTAACGCGAGATATTTCTACAACGTAACCGTATTTGATTTTGAAACTGTGGCAAGCGCTACTGCGGCGGCATCAAAGCCGACAGGTGATAATTTAGACAGTGAACAGCCGGATTTGCCGTTCTAAGATGTGTTGATAATATATGGCCGAGAGGTTTCACAGCTTCTCGGCCTCCTTAAAAGGAGTGATTAAGTGATTCTACTTGAACAAGAAATAAGACATGATATTATAGATGATATGGTTTGGTCGTTTTCAAGGCTAAATGGATTTTATACATGTAAGAGAGCGTGGTATTACACATATATAATGAAAAGGAGTGAACGAGAGAACTTTTTTTCACAGTATGGTACATTTGCTCATTCAGTGTTTGAGAAGTATAACAAAGGAGAGCTAGAAATATATGAATTAGCAAGTTATTATAACGACAACTATTACGCGAATGTAACTGAAGAAGCCCCACCAAATAAATATGTTGATTTAAATGAATCATATTTCAATAAAGGATACGATTATTTTGTAAATATTAAAGATAATCCCGATGAAGAAATAATTGGGGCAGAAGTAAAGTTTGAATTTACAATCGACGTTATGGATAAACCTAGAAAGTTTATTGGATATATTGATAAAGTATCAAGAGATAAGAACGGATTTGTAGTTACCGATTATAAATCTAAGGGCAAATTCAAAAACAAGGAAGAATTACACGATTACACAAGACAATTATACATCTATGCCATAGCATTGAAAGAAATGTATGGAGAGTATCCTTATAAACTTGTTTTTGAGCAATTCAAAGAGAATATAACACAAGAAATATGTTTCAATGAAAAAGATTTAGAGGAAACATATGATTGGATTAGAAATACAATAAGACTTATATATGACGAAATAGATTTTCCAAAAACACAAAACGATTTCTTTTGTTCGTATTTGTGTTCAGCGAGAGATACATGTATTACTGATACAATTTGACATTTTTCAACCTTTGTGATATAATAAGGACGGATGAAGTATGATAAGCAGAGAGAAAATAGAACAAGCAAAGGAAATGTTAGGCACAACCGCGTTTGAACTAATGGCCGACGAGATTCCTCTTGAAGATGTCGATAAAGAAAAATTGGTGTGTAAATCGCCGTTCAAACAGGAAAGAACAGCATCGGCTCATTGGTTCAAAGAGGGAAATTGTCTAAAATGTTTCGCTACTGGATTAACTATGGATTACATAGATTTCAGTATGAAGTATAAAAATAAATCATTTTTAGAAGCAGTTGAAGAATTATTTATGGTCGCCGGTATGAAATATGACCCAAGTGACTTTGAATTTGACGAAGAAGATAAAGATGTTTTCAAAGACTTTAAATGCTCTAAAGATGAAGTAAATACCGACAGAAGTATTGCCGAAAAATATCTAAAATCAAGAGGAATATCAGAAAGTACATTAGACCTTTGTAACGTAAAACAGGATTCTCATGGTAATATCGCTTATCAGTTTTATAATACGACAGGTAAACTTATACAGACTAAATATAGGGTATCTAGCGCACACAGAAACTCTGATAAAGGCGCAAAATGGTTCTGGCAACAAAACGCTGGCGTATGTGCTTTGCTGTATGGTGTAAATAGGATAAACTACGATACACCGCTTGTTATAGTCGAGGGTTTAAATGATAGACTTGCTTGTGTAGAAGCAGGATATATAAATACAGTTTCAATTCCCGGTGGTGCGGGAGATAAAAACTGGATTGACTTCAATTTTGATGTTCTTGAAAAATGTAAAGAAATAATACTTTGGTTTGATGATGATAAGGCCGGACAAGACGCAATAAAAGAGTGCGTACAAAGGCTTGGAGTTTATAGAACAAAAGTAGTACCTAAAAATGATGTAGTACAGGCAAAAGTAGAGGGTTACTTTAGAAAAGTAGTAAAAAATATAGATTTAGACGAAAATAAAGACTATAAAAAAGTAGATGCTAATAATGTGCTTGTAGCATGTGGCCCATCAACAGTCATTGATATGATTGCCAGTGCTAAACTTGAGGATAACCCACAAGTTAAACGTCTGATGGACGTTGAAGAAGTACAGCTACAAGACATGCCGAGAATATCAAGTGGATTTTCCGCTATGGACAAAGTATTTTCTGGAAGTTTTGAAAACTCACTTACAATATTGACGGGTAAATCTGGTAATGGTAAATCAAGTATCCTTAACACAATGTTTGTTGCCGCTCCATTAGAAGCAGGAGAAAAGGTGTTCATATATAGTGGTGAAATACCAAGCGGTATTCTTCTCGGAAATGTGATTAAGCCGTTGGCATCTAGCAGACATATAGTAGAGTTTGACAACAGTAAAGAGGGACGTCCAAATGGATATGCCGTATCAAAACAAGCTGCTAAAGCAATTAAAGAGTTTTATAGAGACTCCGTATATGTGTATAACGATAATAATGAGTTTGACACAAACTCGAAGTCAATCTTACAAGCAATGGAGTATTCTTACAAACGATATGGTGTAAAGAATTTTATCGTTGACTCTCTCTTAACTGTTGATTGTTCACAAGAATATGGCGATGATAAATACGAAAAGCAGAAGAATTTCGTAATAAATCTAAAAACATTTACAAATAATTTCCCCGTTAGAGTTGCTTTGGTTGCCCATAGCAGAAAACTTGCCGCTGGCGTAAAGGAAATTGGTGGTGACGATATTGCTGGTTCAAGTGATATTCTTAAATGTTGTAATAGAGCTTTTAGTGTCGAAATTCTGTGGGACGACCCAGATGGGTATAATACATTAATAAGATGTATCAAAGACAGAGAAACAGGGCTTATTGATAAAGAAGTTAAGCTGTATTTCGACAAAAAGAGTTATAGAGTGTATTCAGATTCCAAAGAACATGATTATACTTATGAATGGGAACGAAGAAGTACAATCACATATCCAGAGGATGTTAGGAGTAGACTGGTGAGCAATATAAAGCATCCAGATAAAACCGTAGAAGTGCTTGGAGAAGTTGAGAAAAAATAATCTAAGGATATAATATATGAGTAATTTTGTTAATCTGCATGTACATGACGACCACTCGTTATTAGATAGTTGTACAAAGTTCAGTGAATATGTTGACTTAGCAATAAAATATGAGCAAAAAGCAATAGCTTGTACTAATCATGGCAGAATAATAAACTGGACTGATAAGAAAAGGCTTTGTGATTCTTTAGGGATAAAATATATACATGGGTGCGAAGTATATTTAACCGCAAAAGAATCATTTGAAGTAGATGGTGTTCATAAAAAGGTAAAAGACAATTATCATACTATATTGTTGGCAAAGAATAATAATGGAATAAAAGAGCTTAATAGTCTTGTTTCAATTTCTAGCACAGAGTCTCATATGTACTATAAACCTAGAATTACATTTGACGAATTTCTAGGAATGTCAAACGATATTATATCCTTATCTGCGTGTCTTGCTGGTGTCTTATCAAGAATAGATAAAGATATCGAATATCTATCTGGGCTTAACGATGAATTGTCTAAACAAAGGCTATCCGTTTTGATAAATTATAGAGAGCCTTTGTTTGAAAAGTATGATTATTATGAGATACAGCCACATAATATAGATGAACAGCTTAGACTTAATTGTATGTTGTTAAGTGAAGCGAGTAAGCATAATAAAAAACTTGTTGCCACGAATGACGTACATAGCTCAACGACATATAAACAAGAATGTAGAAAAATATTAATGGATAGCAAAAAGATAAACTTTGGCGACGATGGAGAATATGATTTTGATTTAACATTCAAATCATATGACGAAATGAAAGAGTTGCTAAAGCATCAAGGGGTTCTAAACGATGAAATAATAGAAAATTCATTATTATCAACTGTTGAAATAGCGGATAGTATAGATAATTATGAGCTTGACACTTCGATTAAATATCCTAAAATTAGTGATAATGATGAAGAATTATTTATAAATAAAGTAAAAGAAAAACTTGATGAAAAAATAAAACTTGGTATAATAAATCCAGATGAAATAGAGAAGTGTCGTAAAAATCTTAATGAAGAATATAAGGTGTTCAAAAAAGTAAATATGATAACGTTTATGTTATCTATGTCTGACTTAATATGTTGGTGTAGAGAACAAGGAATACCAATCGGCCCGGCTCGTGGTAGTGTAGGTGGTTCTACAACAGCATATATACTTGATATTATCGACTTAAATCCATTGAGATGGAATACTATATTCTCAAGATTTTGTAACGAATTTCGTGTTGAAATTGGTGATATAGACGTTGACATACCGGGAGAATATAGAGATAAGGTATTTGAACACTGTATTGAGACATTTGGAAAAGATAAAACAGCTTTCGTTCTTGCTCTTGGAACGGTAGTGGATAAGGGTACAATAGATGAAATTGGTAGAGCCTTAAAATATCCGCTTGATGAAGTTAAAGAAATAAAGAAAGAATATGTAGAAAATCCAGAAAAAGCACAAAAGAAGCATCCAGAGATATTCAAGTATTTTGATGGAATAATCAACACTTGTGTTTCACAGTCTAGACACCCAGCAGGAATTGTTATTTCTCCGATAACGCTTGATGATAATTATGGAACGTTGGTAGATTCCGATGGAAATAGAGTGTTACAGTTGGATATGGAGGCCGTACATGAGGTTGGATTAGCTAAGTATGACTTACTTGGACTTAGAACGATTCATACACTTTATAAAGCATACCAATTAATAGGCAAAGAATATCCTAGAGCACATGAAATAGATTGGGACGACCAAAAGGTGTGGGCTGATATGTTACGTTCGCCTTTTGGTATATTCCAAATGGAATCTCCGTTCGCATTTCAGATGATAAATGAGTTCAAACCAAAGAATATATTTGATATGTCTCTTGTCACGGCAATGATTAGGCCAAGCGGCGCTTCATACAGAGACAGACTAATAAAAAGAGAGTTTAATAAAAATCCATCAGAAGAAATTGACGAACTTTTAAAGAATAACTATGGATTCTTAGTATATCAAGAAGATGTTATCGCATTCCTACAAAATATATGTGGACTAAGTGGCGGCGAAGCTGATAATATAAGACGAGCAATTGGCAGAAAAGATATAGACAGACTTGAAAAGGCCATGCCGAGTATTCTTGAAGGGTATTGTAAAAACTCAAAAAAACCAAGAGAAGTTGCTGAAGAAGAAGCCAAGGCTTTCTTAAAAGTTATTGAAGATGCAAGCTCCTACATGTTTGGATACAACCATTCAATAGCATATTGTATGTTGGGCTATATGTGCGCGTATCTTAGGTATTATTATCCAATAGAGTTCTTAACGGCTTCATTTAATACAATAGAAAGCGAAAAAGATATATCTGAATGTACTCAACTGGCGAAACAAATGAGAGTATCAATATATCCTGCTAAATTTAGATATTCTCGCTCTGATTATTATATGGACAAAGATAATAACGCCATATATAAAGGAATAGCCTCTATCAAATATCTTAGCCCAGATACAGCAGAATATCTGTTTAGTCTAAGAAACGAAAAGTATGATGGATTCATAGATTTATTGGCTTCGCTTGATAGCAAGTATATAAACTCTAGGCAAATAGAAATCCTTATCAAACTTGATTTCTTCAAAGAATTTGGAAATTCTAGATATTTATTAAACGTATACAGATTCTATGAGCAATTTGGGAAATCAAAAATGATTGGGAAAGATAAGTTCGATGGTGCTGATGTATTTGAGGGAATATTCAAAAGACACAGCCGAGAAACAGCTAAAAAATATGTTGACTTAGATATGAAAGCGATACTAAAAGAAGTTGAAGAATATCTAAAAGTTATACACAATAATGATTTCTCTATAATCGAAAAAATCGTATGGCAACAAGAGTATGTCGGATATATCGACTTCAGAACGAATGAAGAAGCCGATAGAACTAAACTATTGCTCTTAGATGTTAGGCAATTGAACAGCAAAAAGACTGGTAAAGTGTGGGCATATTCATTTGAAACATTATCTATCGGGACTGGAAAGAAAGCAGAAATTCTTGTTTATCCTAACGTTTACGAATCCTGTCGTGTCGTGAAAAATAATGTTATAAAAGTAAACCCACGTTCACTGTCTGTAAAGGAATATAATGGTAGAAAAAGCTGGTATCTCAATAAATATGAACAAATAATCATGTAATTGTTGAATATGTCTCCTACTTGACAAATCCTTTGTTCTGTGGTATAATAGTAACAAGGTGAGAGCGGGAGACATATATGTATAGTAATGACCAACTCTGTTTCAGTTGCGCTAAAGCGTGTGGAGACTGCTCTTGGAGTTCACAACTTATTCCAGTCGATGGATGGATAGCTGAAAATACAGTTTTGCCAAACGGGATTGAAAGTTTTTCCATCTCTAAGTGTCCAGAATACGAATTTGATGGATTATGTACCAGATGTATACATTTTGACGACACATTCACAAATCCGAAGATGTGGTATATGGTTTGTAAAAGGAATGTTAAAGGGAATGGTAACGGAGACTGTATGGGTTATAGAAATAAGTATACGACTTTAAAAGATTGATTTTAAGGACGATGTAAAAATGCAGTATATGGGCGGTAAGCAATTAATAAGTACCCGAATTTCTGAAATAATTAACCATGAAATTAGTGGAATGGGCGGGGAGACATTCGTCAGCTTATTTTGTGGAGCATGTTCAATTGAGAGTAAAATAAAAGCTGATACAAAGATATTAAATGATAAACATGAGTATCTTATAGAAATGTTTAAGGCGCTACAAAACGGCTATGAATTGCCTGATGAAATTACAAAAGAACAATACGAATACATTAAAAACAACTTAGACGAAGATAAGGCGCTATCTGGTTTTGTTGGATTCGCTCGCTCCTTCGGCGGGAAGTGGTTTGGAGGATACGCACGAGACGATAAGAGAGGCAGGAACTATACGCAAACGGGAAAACGTGGGCTTATAAAAAAGATGGCTGGTTTACAAAATGCTACATTTATAAGTATGGATTATAAGGAAGTCATTATCCCAAACGGGAGTGTAGTATATGCCGACCCACCGTATGCCAATACAACCGCATATGGGAGTAAGTTCAAGATTGATTACGATGATTTCTGGGATTACATGAGAGAAATCAGTAAAAACAACATCGTATTTATTAGCGAAGAACACGCACCAGATGATTTTGAGTGTGTATGGCAAAAAGAAGTTGTTAGAACTCTAGATAAGAACTTACAAAATCGTCCCAAAAAGATAGAAAAGCTATTTAAGTACAGGAACGCCTGAGTATATGAGGTAGTTATGACAAAGTATTTTGTTACTGGCGACTGTCATGGGCAGTATGACAAAATAAAGTTTTTCATTTCACAGCAAAATCCAGATGATGAACTTTATATATTTATACTTGGTGATGTTGGTTTGAACTGGCATCTAAGATATGGATTAGACGACGAGAAAAAGAAATATCTTTCAAAACTCAATGCTAAAATTGTTTGTTTGCGTGGGAACCATGACGCAAACCATGAGAATCTCACGGACGTATATACCGTCAAAAAGATGTGGGGCGGAGATATGTATTGTGAGGAAAAATATCCGAACATATTCTTTGTAAAAGATGGAGAAGTATATACAATCAATGACAAAAAGATGTTTTGTTGTGGTGGAGCATATTCAGTAGACAAATTCTATCGCTTGAGACATCGTTATATATGGTTCGAGGATGAACAACCAACGGATAGCAATAAGAAAAATGCGTATCGTAATCTACGAAACAATAATTATAAAGTAGATATTGTTTTAACGCATACATGTCCATATTTTGCTATACCAGAATATACATTTCTTCCCGGAATCGACCAAAACACAGTGGACAAATCGACAGAAATGTGGTTTGAATCATTATGTAACGATGGGCTTCAATTCAAAAAGTGGTATTGTGGGCATTATCACATTGACGAGGAATATAGGGGTGTAGAATTTTTATATCATAGTTTCTTGCCTCTTGATATTTAGGTGATAGTATTATGTTGATAGTTTGTTTTGGTATATGTTTCGCGTTGTTTGCTTATGTCGCTTTCAAGTTTTTCGATATTATAACTGATTATAAACATTAAATAATTGTGTGTCCCTAGTTGACATACTATATGATTTGTGTTATAATATATACAATACATTATTATATAGGAGGCGCGTCTGATATGAAAATCGTAGAAAAGAAAATGAATTTGTTTGATACACCCAATCGTTTTATGCTTGCTCACTGTGTAAGTGCTGATTTTACTCTTGGTGCTGGTATAGCAAAAGAGTTTGAACGTCGATATCATATCAAGTCGCGCCTCGATGGTTCTAAAACAGAAGTTCCTGCTTGTATGTCTCTTGTGTTAGAAGATAAGAGAATTATACACAACATTGTAACTAAGAAAAGATATTTTGAGAAACCAACATATATGACGCTCAATGGTGGAATAGAGTTTCTCAAACAAAATTTAGACGTGTTCGACCCAGAATGTTTGTTGCCGTTGGCAATCCCAAAGATTGGGTGCGGGCTAGACAAATTGGAATGGGATAAAGTTAGAATAATTCTTGAGGAGAACTTCAAGGATACTGATAGAAATATATTGGTGTGTTATCTATGAAATATTTTCTTATGGCATTTTCTGGGATACTCATGTTTGGTTGTATCCTTGTTGGACTAGACAGATATCCAGAAATTTCTCTTGTTATACAGCCAATATATGCCATTGGCTCTGTTTTATACTTTTTAAAAGATAGGAGTGGTTGAGTGGTAACAGAATTTGAGTTGGACGACTATTTTCAGAAAATTGAACAACTGAACGCAAATTCAGATGAAAAATTGGACGAAAATGAACTGGTGAAAATTAAGGTGTTTTTAAAGGCACTTTTTGCGAAAAATCAGCCCGAAAAGCCCAAAAAATGCGCGTTTTTGCCCCAAAAATGGCAAAAATGTCCTAGTTGTGAACACATCATAAAAGTCCAATTTTATTGTCCTTTTTGTGGCCAAAGAGTGCGCGAAAGGCACTTTGAAACGATTTCTGAGCAGTTGACGTTCGGGCCGGTAGATGGATGGGGTGTAAGTTCGTGAACTTTATAGAAACGACAGGGTTCATTGAATATCAGTCAAGATGCGATTGGAAGTACGGAAAGTTTCCATCTTCATACAATGGATGCGGATGGATTGCTTTTTACAATTTGACGCGACTGATTTTCAATGACAAAGATTTTGTAAAAGTAGCATCTGAAACTTTAAACTCGTTTGAGAAAACGGTTGACCTTAAAGGTATTCTTGGTACTTCTGTTTTTGACATGTTGCGTCATTTAAAGGAGAAGTATAACTCTAAATATGTGGACTGTAAAATGAGAGTTATGCGGAGATACCGCTCGGCAAATATTCCAAGGTTCGGAATTATTTATTATTTTACAGGCCATTCATTTCATTATGTCATGTTTGAAAACAACGGATTCAATTTTGTTTTCCATAACGTAGAGAGTAGAGTTGAAACTCGCTCTATGGATGAGTTTGAAAAGAAATATATCAAGTGTCCGTTTTACATTATGTTTGAATTAAATGAGGTATAGTATGACAAAGTATAAAGTTCGTGTAGACACAAAAAGCGATATCACAGGAATCATGGGAGTCATTGATAAATCTGACGGAGATGTATTTCTGCTGAATCAGGCCAACGAAGATGGAACTGAATTTCGTGTAAACGCAAAGAGTTTGCTTGGTTTTACTCTGGCATTGTGCGAGTGGCCGGAGAAGTGGATTAAGTGCGACCCGTCGTTGTATGAGCCACTGAAAGATTTTATCATTGATTGATGAAAATTGAAGATGTAAAACTTCCTCGTGGTGAACGTGCTGTACTAACCTACCATATTGGTGGGGAAGTACAGTATGTCATAGTTACCCATATACTTGACACAACTTGGTATTGGCGGTATAATATAGTAGATGGGAAGCTCGTAAAAGATAAGGGCAAAAGTAGAAATCCAAAAGATTTAGAAGGGTGAGCTAATGGAATCTATACTAATATTTTTTGCTGTGTTATTTATTATAGCACTTGTATTGGCATTTTATTTTGGGGTATCGGCGTTTTTCTCTTGGCTCATATGCCTTGCTTGGAACGCCTTCTTTGTACCTGCATTTTCTCCGCTTCCATTTTGGGGAGTAACAATTATACTTTTTATTTTTGAAATTTTTATAGTGCTTATGAGGCGCGAAAGGGATTAAAGTATATGTATCGTTTTGTTGTTGAAATTGAAGAAGATATTGACGTGGATGATGTTTTGGACAATATCGAAGAAGCACTTGAAGCGTCTGGCGTAGAGACATACACGGTAACTGGTGGAGACGTTGGTTGATGTTGGAAACAGTTGGCAAGAATTTTTTGATTCTGAAACCGAGAAAGAGTATTATCAGAATCTTAGAAGATTTTTGTCACAGGAGTACAAAACACAAACAATATATCCACCGCCAGAGGAAATATTTAATGCTTTTAAGATAACACCTTTTGAGAAAATAAAGGTTGTTGTCTTGGGGCAAGACCCTTACCACACGCCAAATACCGCAATGGGTTTGGCGTTTTCTGTGAAACCGCATTGCGTAATACCACCATCTTTGCGGAATATTTATCAAGAAATTGATAATGAATATGGTGAACATTGTCTAAAGAACGGTGATTTAACACCGTGGGCGCAACAAGGTGTTTTTCTGCTCAATACTACTTTAACGGTAAGACAGGGGAAACCAGCTTCTCACTTTGGTAGAGGTTGGGAAAGATTCACAAACGAAGTGATTTCACTTTTAAATGCCGACAACGTTCCAAAAGTGTTTATGTTATGGGGAAGAAACGCAAAAGATAAGCACAATCTCATAACAAATGAGTGCCATTTGGTGCTTGAAGCGGTGCATCCAAGCCCATTTTCAGCATATAATGGATTCTTTGGATGTAATCATTTTAGGCTCGCAAATCAGTTTTTGCGAGATAACGATATAGACGAGGTAGTTTGGTAATGGATTTTAGTAATACAGATGTTTGGGGTTTTGAACACGCAATTCGTGGAATGAGAAATCCTCTTGAATCACACGTTAAAAGCGATAGCTGGCTTGATACAGACGGAAAAGTTGTTATTGGGGATAATGACTTAGACTTGATGAAGCGTCTTATTCGTGGCGGTTCTGAACATAGAAAATTTATGCGTCAAATTATGGTGAGTGTGGATATAAGTGCGCCTTTGTACATATGGAAGGAATTTGACACTTACAAAATTGGCACAACAGCCAATAGCACCAGCACTATGCATCGTATTATGTCAAAACCAATCACTTTGTCGTGTTTTGAATTTGACGATTTTAACAATTATTTGGAACTTAGCACCACAAATATTACGCATGGAGGAGAATCGTCGTTTACTATAAATGATGTTTGGGATGATATTCTGACGGCCTGTAATAAGTTAAGGGACAAATACCTCAAAACCAAAGATATGCGATATTGGAAAGAACTGATTCGCATTCTTCCCGAATCATGGATTCAAAGACGCACTGTAACGATGAATTATGAAAATCTTTATTCAATTGTTCGTCAGCGTAAAGGCCATAAACTGACGGAATGGGCAAAGCTTATTGAATGGGCGAGGACTTTGCCATACGCAGATGATTTGATATTCTTGGAGTACGCATAATATGTCGAAAGGAGTGCCATATGAGAGAGTATGTAAAAATTGAAACGCTGTTTAATCGCAGTGAAGATGGAAGCAAAAAACTAATTGAGGGAGATTTCAGAAACGAAACCGTTAAGTTTCTTCAGGACTTGCCGTGGCAATTTACGGAGAAGGTTGACGGAACTAACATACAGGTGGCATGGGACGGCCACAGAGTATCGTACGGAGGAAGAACAGAACGTGCGTCAATCCCCGCGCATCTTATGAATAAGTTGGTTGAGCTGTTCGGAACCGCCGAAGCAGAGCAGTTGTTTGAGCAAAAATTCGGCGAAACCGAAGTTGTTCTTTACGGAGAGGGCTATGGGCCTAAGATTCAAAATGGCGATGCATACAGGGAAGATGTCTCTTTCATCTTGTTTGACGTGTTGGTTGGTAATGTATGGCTAAAAAGAGAGTCCGTAGAGGATATTGCTCGTGCGTTTGGGATTGATGTTGTTCCAATTGTTCTTACCGGCACACTTTTAGACGCAGTTGCTTTTGTAAAAACACATCCAAAATCTACCATGGGAACAGCCGATATGGAGGGCATAGTTGGACGTCCGACGGTTGAGCTGAAAGATAGAATGGGAAAACGGTTGATTGTGAAAGTAAAAGTAAAGGATTTTGAGTAATAAATCCTATTTTTATCACTACATAAAATAACAGTTTTATTTGACAATTCACTGTTCGTCATGGTATAATATATACAGTGGAAAACGAAAGTGTCTAATAAAAATCACACACCTGTTGGATTATGTTACACAAAATTTCTCGTTTTTACCATGGTTTTTAGCATCAAAAATAAGTGGCAAAATTTGACGTAAAAACAGCTCAAAACAGGCAAAATTTACACAAAAACAGCTCGAAAACATCGTTTTTTACACAAAAAAGGTTCGAAAACAGGTGTGTGATTTTAGACACAATTATTACAATTTGGTTACAATATTTTTGGGGATGTGATTACTAAATTTTCTTGTTTGGTGTATCTATTTCCTACTGAGTTGGTAGGAATGCCAGAATATGGCAAAAGTGATGTTTTTGTCACTTGATAAAATCCGCATTTTATTGTAAAATATGAGTATAAATCGTGGGCGGTAACTCTGCCCACATTTTGTTCCCGTGATGGAATTGGCAGACATATGCGGCTAAGAACCGTAGTTTTGTGGGTTCAAATCCCACCGGGAACACCATCTTGTAAATATTCGTAAGCTGAGGGTGTGAACAATGAGCAGAAAATATGGAATGTTCGACATTGATAAAAAATACAACGAATTTTCCTGCGATTATAGTGAGCAGACAGGGAGGTTATTGGCTGAAATTTTTGATGGATATATCAAAGATGGGTACAAAATCTGCGTTGATATGGATGGTGAGACAGTAGATATACGTCAATATCATGGACATTTCGGGAATAATTTTGAATCCGCTTTTGCCAACGACGAAGATGGTGAAGATGGATTTGAGTGGTGTCTATACGACTTTAGAATCGTTAGCACAAAACCGTTTATTTTCATAGCTGATAGAATGAAGTTTATACCATATTTGGAGAAATAAGATGAATTTAGTAGTAGGACGCAGATATAGTTTTGATTACATTGTAAGGGAATATTGTAGGGCAAATAAGGCGGCAATGTCTGATTTGCGCTTTGAGTTTTATTATAAAGATACAGAGCATCCCGAATTTGACGCGAAACCATACGGTTCAATAACAGATGGTAAACAATGCTTTTCAAAAATAACTTCTAGATACGACCGTAGAGGGTTTTGGTCTATTGGCCACCCAAGTCTTATAAGTTTGGGACCGCTTACCATCGGACAAGATGGTATAACCTTTGCTGGTTACTTTGTAAAACGTCATAGCAGAATCAAAAATGCGCCAAAATAATGGCGCAAACTTGTGCCAATAGCATAATCGGATGATGCAACTGCCTTCTAAGCAGTAGAGTGGGGGTTCGAGTCCCTCTTGGCACACCATTTATGGCGGGCTGGCGAAATTGGCAGACGCAAGGGACTTAAAATCCCTTGGTAGAAATACCATACGGGTTCGATTCCCGTGCCCGCTACCATTTTAGGGAGTGATTCATATGTCGGTATTATTTCGTGGTAAAAAAGACAAATATTATGGTTCAGAATTTGCTGTTTTAATAGAGAAGTATAATGATTTAAACAAAATCCTTTTGGATGATGTTGACAAGAAGAATTATGGAGAGTATAATTGTCATTTGGACAAAGATGGAAGCAGATTTGTAGTTACAAAGCCCATAGATAAAGAGAGGAGTAAGCCTATATGGTATCTTCATACTGTTCATATAAAGAATAAAGAACCTCTAACGATTTCATGTGACGGACGTGCTTTTGTGATGTATACTGCTTCGTCAAAATCAATTGGGACTTGACAAAATCAATATATTGTGGTATAATATATGTAGTTAAATCAGAGGAGTGCTAATTTATGAATGCCAAGGAAAAGAAAAGATATAATGAGATTGTTTTGGAGATTGAGCGTCTACAAAACGAGCTTAAACATTTAAATCCATATGCCCATATCAATTATTTATCAAATAAAGAATTTGGCAATGATTGGAGCGAAAATTATATCGTTTCAAAGGTTCCAAGTCTTAGGAGATATAATGGAACTGGTTTTAATATGATTTCAAATATTGGCACAATAGATGTTGTGTCCACTAGAATATTATCGGGAACAGTTACATTTAATCAGTTGCATCCCGACGAATGTGATTGGTTTTTGTTTGTATTTTATAATATAATAGAGGGAACTGAAAAAATATATTTTGTTCCGTCCGAGCTACTTAAAGATAAATCATTGTTCAAAATCACCAAGCAACACGGTAGTGGTTGTTATTGTATGACGACATCTCCGTATAATATGTCGTCATTGAAATATTTTATTGTTCACAGTTGGGAGGAATTGAATGGCAAAATTGCCCCTTGATAAATATTATACCGAATCGTCATTGGCTGAATATTGCGTGAAAAAAACATACGAGATTTTGGGTAGAGATTGGAACAGAATAATTGAGCCAAGCGCCGGAAATGGTTCGTTTTTGCAATTTTTACCAAAAACTGCGTTGGCTTTTGATATCGAACCCGGTATAGAAGGAATTATAAAATCTGATTATAGAGACGTTGTATTACCATATATGGAGAAAAGTTTAGTTATAGGCAATCCTCCTTTTGGTAGAGCAAATAAATTGTCTGTACAGTTTATTATAGCATCATTGAAACATAGTGATTATATCGCTTTTATACAACCAATCTCACAGTTAAATCAGAAACGTACCATGAAAGGCACAGAACTATTATATAGCGAGGATTTGGGTTTGTTAAAATATTCAGGACGTGGCGTTCATTGTTGCTTTAACATATACCATAAAAGTGATTTGATAGAAGAAACCTATAAAATACCGGGAATTTATTCTAGACATATTTTTAGAATGGGGAAAGAAAAGCACAAAGACGAAATTTTGAACTTTCCATGGGATTATAGAGTTCAGGCGTGGGGTAAAATTCATTTATTGGAAAATGATGAATTTGCCGATAATGAAATTGTTTTCAGAGTTGATGATGAATCAAAAAAGGAATGGCTTGGTGATAAATTAAAAGAGTGCGATTACCAACAAATTGTAAACTATGTTACTTCTCCAAATTTACCTGTATGGAGATTAAATAAATGGTTATATGAGCAATATGTAAAAGATATAGAAAAAATATAATTATCGTGCGGGTTGGCCCGGATTTTGTGTCCGGGCTAAGGCATAATATCAACACGCATCAGTAGCTCAATTGGTAGGGCACCTGCCTTCCAAGCAGGATATTGCGGGTTCAAGTCCCGTCTGATGCTCCACACTCAACGTAGCACAGCCGTAAAGCATTTGGGGTAGATGCCATCGTCGAACGAGGTTCGAGTCCTCGTGGGGTTGTGTGGTTGTTGAGTAAAGACGAAAAGGATGTTCAAATATTAGGCTTAGTCTTATTCTAAGCCTATTTCTGTTTCGTTGTATAAAAACGAGGAGGGCAAATATAACAAAAGAAATAGGACGGTAATGCGATGAAAGAATTTATTTGCCCTGTATGTGGGTATCATACCCAAGGAACCGAAAGAAATGAAGAAGTTTTAAATGTTATGAATCTCATTGGAGCAGTTGCTGGTGGCCCAGAGTATAAAGCATACTGCGAAAACTGTGGTAACACTTTCCCTATTGTAGACGACATCTATGAGATTGTAGAAATCACAAATGTAGACGGTACAGCAAAAACAGATGAAAGAGCATTGGCAAGAATTGGACGTAAAGTAATTATCGGTGAGCTGGAAGTTGGAAAACGAGCTGTTTTGCCATATGTGCCAGAATATACTAGGTTTTTACATACGTCTACTGTTACTGAAATTGTTTCAACGGCTGATGGATGGTATATCATTGTTACAACACTGAATAGTGTGTATAAATTGAAGTGTGTTGAGACAGTCAAAAATGTTTGACAAGTTCTTGGTTTTGTGATATAATAGATTCATCAAGTCAAGGACGGTAAACATGTATGAATGAACGATTCCTCGATTGTCTGGTAAATGGAGATTGTTTCAAAGTTTTGCCAGACATTGAGGATTGTAGCATTGATTTGATTCTTACTGACCCACCTTACAATACAACAAATTGTGAGTGGGAGTGCGAAATTGATATTGACGGTTTATTCACACATTACAAAAGGATTATAAAAGATAATGGCACAATAGTCATGTTTGGGAATAATCCTTTCTCAGCAAATGTGATTGTGAAAAACCAAGATATTTATAGGTATAGTTGCGTTTGGGTAAAACCGAACGCAACATCGCCTAACCTAGCTAAAACTCAACCTATGCGTAGGTATGAGGACATCATGGTCTTTTATAAGAAGAAGAACATCTACAATCCTGTAATGTCTGAGGGTAAACCATACGTTTGGAAAAGCAAGCGTAGTGGCGGAGAAGCTACACAAATAGCTTACAAACAGGACAAAGAAATCATAAACACAGGGCAACGCTATCCCACAAATGTGTTTGAGTTTAAACAAGAGAGAGGACTTCATCCAACACAGAAACCAGTGGCATTATTTGAGTATATAATTAAGTTGTACACAAATCCAGAAATGGTTGTATTAGATACATTTATGGGGAGTGGTACAACACCAGTAGCTTGTCTAAATACTAATAGGCATTTTATTGGCATTGAGATGGATAATACTATTTATTCTATCGCTGATAATCGTGTAGCTGAACATGCGAAATTGTTTGACACGGTAGAGTAGATTGTGTTATAATATATGTGGTGAGAAACTTATTGGAGGTCAAAAAATGGATTTAAGACTCGTAGGAGAATGGGACGGTACACCGGAAAAATATGACCGATTCTCTGAAAAACTCTTAGAGCCAGTGTGTCGTGAGTTCTTCAAGGACGATACGTTGGTTGTGCTTTACAACCATCATCTTCCTGAGATGGAAGTCACGGACGAAACGCTCGAAGTGTGTTTCAGGGATTTTATTTCGGCCAATGTGGATGAAAACAGAAACAAGGTGTTTATCGTCAACTGGGGTTGGCATCATAGGAACGATGGTGGTGCTAACATCCGTCCTTACATGGACTCGTTGCGTCTGTGTAACAGTGATGCTGTTTCATTCTCTGGAAAGGATTTGAAACCCAACGAGTATGCGTTCAAGAATAAGAACGGTGTTACGTTGGCAACATGGAGAATCACAGACAAGGGTTATTCAGTTCTGTATTTTCTGTGGGATGCTTTCCATGTAACTTCAGATTCAGCTGTTTCTGAATGGAAAAAGGAAATTCTTCCGTTCGCCATCAACCAGTTCGCGGCAGGAGTTTTCCTCGAAAAGTATGGTGAAATGGTGTTAGAGGGCAAACAGGATAAACGTCTTGTTGGCAGAACGTTCACTTCGATTGCTGACAGGGCGCGACAGGTTGTTGGAAAAGACGGAGAAAAAGCAGTCATTGTGGAAATGATTGACAAAGCTCCTGTAAAAGAAATTACGTTGTTCTTGAATCAGGTTGCCAACTGCAGAAACACCCAAAACGCACGTCGGAGCAGTAAGGCAATCTTTGTAACAAAAGAGCAGGTAAGAAAGTGGCTTCTGCCTTGGGCAGAAAAGAAGTGGCCATATTATGTTATGTTCGGCCATCAGTTCTCAATTTCTCACGATATACACATCGCTCTGCGTCCCGATAAGGATGAAGTTCTTATCAAATCTATGCTTGGTGACTTCAAGCGCAAGTTCATCAAGTATGCTCCGATTCTCGACATGTTCAGCACGCAAGAGTTTTTGAGCAACACTGTCCGCTCACACGAACAACTGACAAAGTACAGGCCGGTAAAGAGCGGAGAGAAACTATCTAGGTATCTTTCCAGCTTCTTCGATGATAAAGAGTTTGATGTTGAGCTTTCAAAGTTCATTCAGAACAAAGAGGTTCATTCAGTCGCTCATATCAGTATCAACCCCATGGACTTTATGACAGCCAGTGTCACAAAGCACGATTGGCGTTCTTGTCATGCTCTGCATGATGGTGAATACGCCCTTGGCAGTCTAAGTTATATGTTCGACGAGGGAAGTTTGATTGCGTTCATGGCATCTGACCGTGAATACACATACGACCTCGATGGTAAGGGTAAACCGTTCGCTTGGAATAGTAAATCTTGGCGTCAGATGGTGTATGGTTCTATCAAGGATAACATGTTCATCTTTAGCCGAGAATATCCTCAGCATTATCAGAACGACGCAATTACAACTGAGGTTCGCACGATGCTTGAGCATACTATTGCTGAGTTCTGTGATATTCCGAGCGTTTGGGTGAAGAAGAACAACGGCGCAAAGAACAGCATGGGGACTATCTATACGAATGCTAAGAACGCAAAGCATTACGATGATATTCCGAGCAATCAGACGGTTCTGATTCGTCATAAGATGAATATGGATATTTCTGGGCCTATCGTAATTGGTTCCTGCCCGGCGTGTCCGATTTCTGGAAAGCTCCTTACAAATTCCAGTAGAGTCGTTTTCGATTCTTCGGTTTTGTAAGACTTAGATAGGAGTTCAATATGAAAATTTTATCTGGTGCAAGTCACCCATCAGTATATGTAGACGATACTGTTTTCGACAAGTTATCGAAATATGCTCTGGCTCTTACACAGAGAGCAACTATCATTTGTGATTGTATCGTAGATGATGTTGCGGGCACAGTCCAAGTTATCGAGGCAAATCTTGTCGAACAGACAGTGGATTATCTCAAAAATTCCTCGAAGTATGAGGAAATCAACCAGTATATCGGATACCGTGAGGATAAAAACTACGGTACGATATTTGCTCAATGTATGATTCGCAATACATTGGGCGCGACACATGATGCTTTCGAAGAAAAGGACTTTACATACTTTGAAAAGTTGTGTGAAGTTACAGACTGGTTGTTAGTTGGTGAAATCACAAAACCGTCTGATGGAAGCGAAGCGTCGTTGCATCTTTGGTACATGGATTTGGAAAACAGAATCGCATATGGGTATTCTGACCCCGGCATAAAATCCGTAGACGGATTTGACGGGCAATGGAAACGTAGTTCTTATGGTTATTACGACCAGAAAGAAATTGAGTCTGAGGTTAAGCGATTTTGTAAAACCAAAACATCGACATATGGCGGCACAACGTACTATGGTACAAGTGGTTATTCGTCACATAATTATTCAACTCCGGCAACTCCTCCGGCCAAAAGCAAGCTCAACAAAGACGACCCCGACATTTCCAAAATCGTTTAAGAGAGGGAAATGATATGGGTAAGAAGAATTTTGAAGCATATTATGGCCCCGAAAAGGAAATTTTGAGTATGAAAATGGCGGCTTTTCTGCTCTTGAATGGGTGTAAACTGAATCATACTCGGAAAGACCTCGTAAAGCCACATCGTTTCATTTACTTCTTCGCCAAAACTCCACAACTTGATATGCTTATGAGCAAATACACCGAATATCGAGATGCACTCGGTGAAATCAAGAACGATACTTTCGAGAAGTATATTCGTGGTGTTGACTTTGGCGCAGAAGAAATGGCCGCAGGAGATAAAGGAGAGCAAAAATGAAAGGTTTTAACTTCGATGGGTATAGACTCATTGTAGAATGTCGTGAAAGCGACCTCGTTGAATATCTTGGACGTCAAATTCCAAAGATTTATGGCGAAGATAACTGTACTGTAACACAGGACTATATTTTCGCAAAAGGTACAGTTCCAGTTGTTCTGTGTGCCCATATGGACACAGTATTCAACAAACCGCCCGAAACTGTTCTGTATGACCCAAAGCAGGAGCTTATTTGGTCGCCAGAGGGTATCGGTGGGGATGATAGGAATGGTATTTATACTATTCTAAAAATCATTTCTGGACGTGAAAAAGATAAACTTCCGTCTGTGCTGTTTACGACACAGGAAGAAAAAGGCTGTATCGGCGCAAGAAGAGCGGCGAAACCTTTGAAAGCAAAGGTTGGAGAAATCAATTTCGCAATCCAAATCGACAGACAGGGTTCTACTGATGCGGTTTTCTATCAGTGTAAGAACCGTGAGTTCATCGACTATATCTGTTCGTTTGGATATAAAGAAACTCCGGGTTCTCGGACAGATATTTGCGAAATTTGTCCAGAATGGGACATTGCTGGCGTGAATTTCTCTTGTGGATATATCCATAATCACACCGAAAAAGAGATTGTAAACGTCAAAGACATGTTCCAGACAATCAACATGATTGAAAAAATTCTGGACGACGAGGGTAATAAGAAACATTTCCCTTTCGTGGTAAAATCTGCCACAAAAACAAAAGAAGAAAAGGGCGTCGGCGCAAAAAGTAACGTGTCGAAGCTCCTCACAGACGATGAAGATTTGGACTCGTTTCCCAGCGGTACGTTTCCTGATACTCCTAATACGGATGATGCTCTGCTGATTGCCATGTTTGGAGATAAAAAATAACATCGTTTTTATTTAAATACCGTAGGAACTACGGGAATTAACGCCTATGGAGATTAAGTAAGACTTAGAAATAAGCAGAGTCGATGAAGTAGGAATCCACGAAGTCTTTAGATTCGTGGTAGTTCACTTGACAAGTTTCCCGACATTATGGTATAATATATGTAGTGGATGGGGAAACACAAATTAGTGTCCGTTATATTCACATAAATTTTATTAAACAAGGAGACAAACATTTATGGCAAAGACGATTAAGACGAACAACGACCTCAAGGTGGCTATGATTCTGACCGTCAAGAACGGCGACAAGTATGTTGTCGTGGCAGACGATAACGGCCATCACGACGTTATCAATCTTATGAACGGCAAGTCCAACGGCATCGAAGTTGGTACGGACAAGATTGCCGTGTGCGGCGGCACCAAGGGTAGCCGTGACGTTGTAAAGATTGAGGAGTTTGAGGCTGTTCCCACCCGTAACCGCCTGTCCGAAGCTCTCAAGTACATGACGGGACGTTGCTTCACCGAGTGTCTTTCTACGATTTGGACGGCAGAGGACCCGCGTCTGACTGCCGCAAAGGCAAAGGCCGCAGAAGCTGAAAAAGCTCTGGCGGCGGCACGCGCAGAAATCGCACGTTATAGCTAATCAAGGCTATAACTGAATCACAAGCTGGGGCGGAGATTCCGCCCCAGCTTCAATTTTTGATAATAACAAAAAGGGGGCGTTCTTATGAACCTCATACTGTTTAGCAGTTTCTTTGGGGATAAAAAGGTACATGATTTCATCATGGAAAAGTCGAAAAATTGTGACCCTAAAATTTGTGTAATCCCGTCATTTACAAATTTTTATGGTGTTACATCCACAGGAGAATATCGCGCTCTTGTAAAAATGGGATTCAATCACGAAAACATATCTATGTTCGACGTTGGCTATTTATGGGATGAAACAAAAGTCGATTCACTGATGAACAACGATGTTATCATCCTTGGTGGTGGCAATACATTCCTTTTTCAGTGGCTGTTGCGCACACATGGTATGCTTAATATATTGAATAAATTTGCGTCTAATGGTGGTATTCTTATCGGTGAAAGTGCTGGCAGTATTATGATGTCTAAAACCGTTGAAATTGCGCGGTTTGCCGACCAAGATATCGTAGGCTCTGGCAATACTGATGGAATTGGCCTTGTAGACTTTAACATGAAGCCGCACTTTGGTTCATGGATTAAGAACCTAGGAGATTTTGTCGATTGGAGCCACATGCATGACGGAGATTTATATTGCCTGTTTGATGGCGGATATATTATTGTTGACGATGGGGCAACAACACCATATGGTGATTATATCCGATTTAACAACGGTAAAGTAAAAGACTTTTGTCTGAGAGGGCACTATGACTACTAAGTATGGCGTAGGCCAAGTCTATGACGGGATGGCACAAATTGAGTTTGTTATGCCAAATGAAGATTGGGCAAATGAACTTTGTCTTGTACTTAATAGATTGTATTTTGGAGATGAACAATTTGCAATCTATATGGAACAAGATAATCCGCTCGAATATTTTTACAATGATGATGGGTACGCTGTGTGGCCCATCGACTGTTACGACGAGAAAGATGATACAAAAGAATCAGCCATTTCAAGCATAGTAAACGCACTTATGGAGGATGGTTATTTTGGTGAAAGATAAATACTCTTTGGGTTCAAGAGAGAAGTTCGTTGAAGCATTCAACGCCTCTAAAGACTGGCAGAAGTGTGATGCTATTGCTAATAGAGGGTATATCGAAAAAGACAATATCCTTTATTTCTATCTCAAAGGCAAAGAGCGCACAAAGATAAACTATGAAGAATATTGTATTATGTCACATTTGACAAAACAATCATAAGTATGATATAATATAAGCATACTAAGAGAAAGGCAGGATTGATGATATTGTATAAATGGCAGTTGCCCGGCGCATTGCGTAGCGGCATGGTTTTGACTGTAAAAAGTATGGATGAACTTACAAAAGAGTTCGGCAGTTTAGAGGGAGTGCCCGGTGGTTTTACCACACACATGCGCATATATTGTGGACACAAATTTCGTGTAACACCAGAAGTAAAAGATAGAATCGTAAAGACAAACGAATTTATCTCAATTCGTCTTTTCCAAAAAGACGGGTTTTGTTTTTCGGCGGCAATGCTGAAGCCCAATAAAAAAGAGCTGTGTGAACGTGTAGAGGACGCCATTGTTATTAATGGCGCTGGAGACTTTGACAAAGCAATTATTGAAGAAATGCTGTCAAAAGTTGATTTTGACATGGCAAGAAAAATGATTGCTCATGGTACATGGGATAATGCTTCACCAGAGGAAATCCCAATGGACTATGTAAAAAAGATGTTGACGAATTGGGCAATCAACAAGAAATGGCTTTATCTATTAATGGGTCGTAATCTGTCAGTTAAGAAAACATTCCAAGTCAACAAAACAGAACGTGAAATGGAAACTTTGATTGAGGATTTTGTCAGTGAGTTTCCAGTATATGGTTTTCATGTAAGACAGTTTTCGACTAGGGAAATTCTTGATAACAAGATTCATAGAGTTCCCAGCCTTTACTCTAAGTATTGCGATATATGTCGAACTGGAATGAAAGTGTCGAAGTTCTTTTCACAGCTTTTGAATGACGATATGTTTGATATTGCTTTGTCTAAAATCATGCAGAACACCAAGATTGATGCTGTTATTGAAATTTCCATTGACCCAATGGACTATTTTACAATGTCAATCACAAAACACAAATGGGTGTCATGTTTTGATATTGGGAAAGGTAGTTTTTCAAACTGCGCATTTTCTATAATGCAAGATGCCTTTACAGCGATTGCGTTTAAACATAACGACAAAAAACATGATTATACGCTTAAGGTTAGGGGCGGTAATTTTCAATTTCAATGGAACAGCAAACAGTGTCGTAGCGCTGTTTGTTTCGACGAAGCCAGTAAGAGCATTATGGGCTTTAGAGGACAGGGTAGTCCCGATAGCTCATATTATGATGCTGTCGATGCCGTAGCAAAGGAAATTATAGGTGGTACTGATGTTGAGTATACCAAAATCGACAGATATTCAAGCACTTACTATCAAAACAATTCTTGGCACTATACGCCGAAAGAGTCCAGATATGGCCATGTACACGACGATGCTCAACATATTCTTATTCCAAACGACGTTGACAGAGATACTATTGAAATCAAAATGGGAGTGCCTGAGCTTAAAAATCCTTTGAACGGGAGCGTTATACATCGAAGTTCAAAGTTGTGGTGAGAAATATGTCTTATGACGAGTTTAAATTGCTGTTAGACGATATAACATTTAGAGAAACGCACAAGTTCGATGCGTTTCCAATTAGTTCTGACGAATGTGTCTTATATAATATTGATGTTCATACGACTACATTTATTGATGGGGACGAACTATTCGTACCTAAAATTGGTAGATGGATTGATATGGACGGCGCTGAAACAAGAGGCTATGGAGACAAAATAATTGTTGTGACTGATGATTGGTTTTTCGAGTTTTATAAGGCTCGTAAGTACGACCCGTTTAAAGACGGTAAAGTGAAAGGTGTTTTTTCGTCGCTTGGAGATATACGCCCATTTACTGTTGATGCCTCAGTCATAATAGGCGGACGTTCATCTAGTCCATATCTAACATATATTTATTCTCCGCGTAGCACAGGAATGCTGAGCCGTGTTAATACAATAACCTCAACTAGCAGCACTCTAAATCTACGAATAGATAGCAATGGAAGAATCATATTTACATAGAAAGGAGAACAAACAAAATGAGAGTATTTTTGACGTCTGATTTACATTTTGGGCACAAAAACATCATCGAATATGAAAAGCGCCCATTTAGGAACGTCGAAGATATGAACGCTGGTATCATCAAAAACTGGAACAAGGTTGTTTCAAATGATGATATGGTGTTCTGTCTTGGTGACGTTTCTTTCGGTGGCGCAGAAATGACGAAAGAGTGTGTAAGTCAGTTACAGGGGAAGAAGGTCCTTATCATGGGGAACCACGATAGAGGCCGTTCCATTTCGTGGTGGATGGACAAAGGGTTCGATGAAGTATACCGTTATCCTATCATGTACAATGGGTTCCTTGTTCTTGGACATGAGCCACCCGATTACATGAGTGACGCTACGCCATACTATTTTGCTTATGGACACGTCCATGGTAGTGAAATGTATAAGACGCTTACAAAGAGAAGTGTCTGTGTATGCGTTGAGCGTTGGGGGATGGCCCCGGTGGAGTTGAGCAGAATCGAGGAGCTTTGGAAAGTCTATTACTAAACCCTCGGTTCTGCTTGACAGAACCACATAATAGTGGTATAATATAAACATGATAAGGGAGTGATTACTAAATGTTCCAAGATGGAATTTATCAAGGCACATATCTCCCGCATTTTATTTGTGATAAAACTATGGAAATGATTGGCGAAAAGAATCGTCAAATATTTCATTCTAGACACTGTTCTGAAAAAATAGTAGAAAACTATTTGGAACACAAGAATTGTTTTAAACGCAGATATAATTTGACTGACATCGACAAAGAGCTATTGCTTTGTGGCGAAATAGTTCGTGTCGAAGTAAGACAGGGGAGAATAGATAAGGCGGTTCTTAGAGTTCCTTATGGTGATACTAAAAACCTAATCGTTGTTATAGGGTTTAATCATCCAAGATATAGATATCCATGTATTTATGTCATTACAGCATGGGTAAATATAAAACCCGAATACAGTGTATTCAGGAAAAAGGGGAGTTCTAAAGATGGGAAGAAAAGAAGTAAGGGAGTTTGAAAAGTCAAAAGTTGTTCCATATAGAGAGGTTTTGCCGTATTCAGTGGCAAAAGTTGAGTTCGGTGAAAAGGGCAATTTTGTTCGTGTTATCATTCGTGGATTCTCTAGGCAGTCAAACGGAGATTTGTGTATTCTGTATTCATGGCCGACCACTCCACGCAAAATCGAAAAGATGTATTCGATTGGTGGAAGTATGGATGAAGAAGTAGAAGTTATTGGCGTTTACGCATAGAAATGTAGTCGATAATTTTGTAAAATCACTAAATTCGCTTTGAAATTTTCTTGTTTTTGTTTGACACATATCACGTTGAAGTGATATAATATAGATACTGAGGAACACCAAATAAAACATCGTTTTTATTTGACAGCGTTTGGTTCAGTATGTTATAATAATAACACTGGAACAGGGAAGCAAATCAAAAATAAATTTCTCACCTTTTATGCTAACTTGTTTCAGTGTTTCAAACTCCATAGGATTGACGGCAACTCCACTATACACGATTGAGCATAGCGTACGGGCGAACAATAGCATCGTGAACGCGGTGGATTCTATGGAGTTTTATATGGCAGGTTCGACTAGCGGTCTAGGTCGCCGCCCTCTCAAGGCGGAAACATGTGTCCGAATCACATACCTGTCACCAATATGGCCTCTTGGACAAGGGAAAGTCGTCTATCTCTCCGATAGAAAGCGGTGGTTCGCATACCACCAGAGGTCACCATTTATGGTTGCTTGGACAAGGGAAAGTCGCCCGCTTCTCAGGCGGGAGGCGGTGGCTCGTATGCCACCAGCAATCACCATTTACCCATTACACAAAGTGCACTGTGTAAAATCCTTACCATTCACGCAAGTGGGTCGGCTGTTCGGTGTTTTCCAACTGAGCAGTAGTGGTGGGTTGAGTGAGACTGGAAAACTCACAAGAGGCTTGGTTGTTTGTTTCCGGCCCAGCACAAAAAAAAGGAAGAAACTTGTAGCCCGGAAGTTTGGTGGGGAAGTTCCTCACGTTTTCACAGGGCATTTGAACACAAACGGTGCAGTCGCTCTGCGCTGGATACATGGATGCCTTTTGCCAGCGTCTAATAAACGCTGGCTTGGCATGGCCCCGTAGACGAATCGGATAAAGTCACAGCCCTTTCAAGGCTGAATTTGCGGGTTCAATCCCCGCCGGGGTCACCAGTTGGGCATAATTTTTCCTCTTAATTTTCCCCTTGGCTTTGGGGCGGGAATACTCGCCCCATTGTGTTGGTGTAGCGCATAGGAAGCGCACTCACTATTAACGCGAGTTGACTGGGTTCGAGTCCCGGCACCGACACTATTATGAAAATTTTATAAATTCGTTAAAAGGAGAGCAATAATTGTGGTACTGAAAGAAGCATTTCACGCACAGAACGTACTTACCAAGTGGCTTACAGACGTTGAGCGTCGCATGTCTATGTCCGACCTCTTTGTGAAAACCAAAGAGAAACATCTGAAATCCAAGGCATATTCAGAAGCAGAGGACGAAGAAATCGAAGTCCTGTGCGTCAAAGAGAGCTATCGTTTGCTCAAAGCTGATGGCTCTGCAGTTTCGGCGTCTGAGCTTCTTGGATTCGCGCTTCAGCTCGTGGATGAAAAATGCCGCCTTTCTGACGCAATTCGAGATGCTAAACGCACTATCCCGTTCGATTTGGACAACGCCATTAATATGGCAAATGTCAAACGTTCTCTTTCTGAGCATGTGGCCAACATCGCCTCAATCAAATCCTCTGCTACAAAGTCAGAGGGGATTGGCTATAAGATGGATAATGAGGGTAAACAAACGTCCTATCGTTATCCCATCGAATGTGTAAAAACCATTGACTTCGACCGCAACCACTTCCGCAAAATTCAGCGCACTCTTATCACGGAAGCAAATTCGACATCCAACTATGTGGACAAAGCGATGGTAACAACGGATGTAACCTACGAGTCGATTTTCGACTTTGATGGCTCTCTTTCTGATGCGGTAGAGACTTACTTTTCAACCGCTATGGGCGCTGAGAAGTAACTCCCGCCACAGGGCTAACCGCCCTGTTTAAAAGCAAATTGGGATATGAGTAAACCGGTTCAGACGCAGATGAACTATGAGGCTGCGTAAAAATTTTGCTCTTTGAGCGAAAATCTTATCTTGCTTTATTAAAAGTTTGACTGATAATCAAATTGTGATGATAGTTTTGTGTTGACTTTACTAACACTTCTAGGCAAGCAAAAGTTTCGAGCATCGTTACATCACGACTTCGATTATTCATCATCGTGTTATCTCATACTTCAATACAACCACCAGACATTTCGCCAGTTTTTTTATAATGTATTGGAATTACATTTCTTAGAAGAATTTCTGGTTTTGAATAATATATTAGCGATGAGCACGCAAGTGGAATTTGCGAAGTATGTTAGGATAAACAAATTGGCTGAAATTATTTCAATTTGCTTTTAAACAAGGCGGCTAGTCAAGAGTTTAACAAAGGGGTTCAAAGAATGAGTAAGTTAGATGGAAAATTCAATGTAGGACAAACATACACCTATAAAGATGTATACCGTTTATTCCCAAAAGCATATTGTGATATACACCTTATTGGTGGAGAATGCTTTTACAATCAAAAAATGAATCAAGATATTTGTGATATCTATATTGGAGAAAAACAGTTTTGCCCGTTTAGAATGAAATACAAGGGGAATGGGTTGTTTATCTCTACAAGTTCCGGGAATGAGTTTGTATTCTATTTGACAGACTGTTGATAATATGATATAATATAGACAATGAAAACGACGCGGTGTGAAAGTAAGGGAAACGGCTGGGTTCATACCCCATGCCTTTCGAGTTCGAGTCTCGACACCGCAACCAACCGCCATTTGCTTGCGGTAGATTTGGCCAATCTCAAAATGGCTCTAGTTTCAGAGGTCTAGCCTATTATTATTAAAACCTCTGACAGGTTATACGAGGGTTTGGGTGGGGCGCAATATTGGGAGCGCAAAGGAGCCATAGCTTTTCCCCTGATGGCGTGTAGTATAACTTTGTGTGTTGATGTAGCTCAGACGGTAGAGCCACCCGGGTGCGACGATGGTTCGACTCCATCCATCAACATCAACCTCTGCAAAGAGGTAAACCCCTTTCTTTCTCTTTTCTTTGTCCCAAAAATCCGCCGACTAAGGATTCTTATGCGTTACCCTCTCGCATAAGTTATGCCAAATTGGGCATGAAGTCGGCAATTATTTTGTGAAATTTTTGTAAAATCTGTCGTTATGGTGTTGACAAAATGACGATTTTATGTTATAATATAAACATCAAAATTTAATATTTCTGTACTGTTACATGTCACTTAGGTATCTCCTTTATGTATCAGCTTTTCCATGATGATTGCGTACAATTTCATTACCAATGATATATTCTTCGCAGAACTTCTTTTGTTGTGAAATTCGACAAATTTCATTTTAAGCACTCCTAAGTGACATGTAACAGTACAGAGTGGAAGGAGGAATCAGTAGAATGAGAAAACTTTCGTTTATCGAAAGTTTTGCTCTGGCGTTACGAAGCGCGGTTGAAGCAACTGGCATGAGCGATGTGCGCTACGACTGGATGAACATGGGGCGATAAGCCCCAAAATTTGGATGGTTCGTATAATGGAAATACGGCTCGGCATGTGTGTCCGAGACAATACAGGTTCGAGTCCTGTACTGCCCTTGCTTTATATATGCGCCCAAGGTGATGTGGTTCGTTGCACCTGGCTTATATCCAGCGATTCGAGGTTCGATTCCTTGTGGGCGTACCACCAGAATCTTTCTGGCATTGTTTGTTATTCTTTCTCCTAAAAACATAGCCACGATGTTCCCTTTTCCTTTCTCCTGAGAGGGTTTTGTAGTGGCACGATTCTTAAATTAGGTGGTGTAGAACATGAGGTACATATACAAGTTCAATCCCTTAAAAGAACCCATTATCAAAGGCCCAATCGAAAAGGTATTGAGCCTCAAGAAACAAAACGAAACCACTGTTGTGTATTGTTTAATGCGTGATACGATGCCAAGAAGTCGCACTGTTACGTTTCGCCCGATTGAAACCGGAGCTTACATAAAAGATGAAAGCCTTGGCGGATATACATTTCTTGACACCATTATGTACCATGATGATTCGTATGTGCTTCACTGGTTCTACAAAATCGAATAATATGCTGTGCTTGCCGATGGTTGGCACAAGGAAGTGAATCAAATGATAAAGTCAATAAAAGTGAGATTAAATCCAAATAACAAACAATTGACTAAGTTGTTTCAATACGCTGACTGTGCAAGATTTGCTTACAATTGGGCTATTTCAAGAGAACAGGATAATTATAAGCAAGGGAACAAGTTTTTATCAGACAGTGAATTGCGAAAGGAATTTACACAATTAAAGAAACAGTCTGAATATCAATGGCTGAATGAAATAAGCAATAATGTAACAAAACAAGCAATTAAAGACGCTTGTAATACTTATAAGAGATTCTTCAAAGGACAATGTAAATATCCTAAATTTAAGAGCAAGAAACACTCTACTCCATCTTTTTATCAAGACAATATAAAAATTCAGTTTACCGATACCCATGTGAAAGTTGAAAGTTTTTCAATGAGTAAAAAACAGAATAAGCGAAAATTAAACTGGATTAAACTTTGTGAAAAAGGGAGAATACCAACTGACTGTAAATACATGAATCCACGTTTTACTTATGATGGACTATATTGGCATGTGTCAGTTGGTATTGAAGTTGATGATAATATTGCTTTTCCATCGAATGATGGAATCGGAATAGATTTGGGCATCAAGGATTTGGCAATATGTTCTGATAATAGCACTTATAAAAACATTAATAAAACACAAACGGTAAAGAAACTGGAAAAAAGAAAACGCAGGTTACAGCGTTCCGTATCGAGAAGATATGAGAAAAATAAGAAAGGAACAAGTTACTGTAAAACAAGTAACATTATAAAAAGAGAAAAAGAACTTTTAAAAGTAATAAAACAATTAACAAATATTCGTCAGAATTATTTACATCAAATTACATCTGAGATAGTGAAAACCAAACCATCTTATATATGTATGGAAGATTTAAACGTAAGTGGAATGATGAAGAATAAACATTTATCCAAAGCAGTACAGCAGCAAGGGTTTTATGAATTTAGAAGGCAGATTGAATATAAAGCTAAATGGAATAATATTCCAGTTGTTATAGCCGATAGATTCTTTCCAAGTTCAAAATTATGCAGTTGTTGCGGAAGTATTAAGAAAGATTTGAAACTATCTGACCGTATTTACAAATGTGAATGCGGAAACATCATAGATAGAGATTATCAAGCGGCTTTAAATCTTAAAATGTATGGAGAAAATGTTTTAAAACAATCTGTATCATAACACTTTCAAGTTATTACAGATATGTACCGAGCGTTAATCGGGAATTTACGCCTATGGAGAGTACAAGAACTTGTGAGTAGTGATTGGCTTGTCAACACAAAAACATACTCGTTGAAGTAGGAATGAAACATAAAAGTTTATAACTTTTTATAAGTTTTCAATAACGGTTCGATTCCTCAGTACAGCGCCAAGTTCCCCAAAACCAAGCGAACATAAAAATTCTTGTACAAACGAATGTCGTATTTCGTTCAATGCCTGTTTTCCATCCATTGTTCGCAAAAATCCCCAAGTTTTTGGTCTTGGGGTATAAATGCAGATATACTCAAGTCTGGTTAAGAGGGCGGTTTGCTAAACCGTTAGGGGCATATTGTCCGCGTGGGTTCAAATCCTACTATCTGCGCCATTTCAAAATCACACATGAATAGTTGTCTTTTTATGTGTGAATCATCGGGGTATAGCGCAGTTGGTAGCGCGCCTGCTTTGGGAGCAGGATGTCGGGAGTTCAAGTCTCTCTACTCCGACCACTTCCTTCTTTTATTTTCTTTTACGCAAAAAGAGTTATGGATATTAATTCCATGGCTCTTTTTGTGTATTTATACGCATTTGATTTGACACATGATATGTTTTCGTGGTATAATATATACAATGAAAGGGGATGTAACGTCAATGGAAACAAAAACATTGTATTATGCGCACACAGACAAGAAAGCATATCAGAATCTTGTAAAAGAAATTGTCACTCATGGCAAAATTGCGTCTAAAGATGAAAGAGAGTATTATTATTACTTCTTTTATGAAACTGATTTCGGTGCGTTTAGACTATTGGTTGACAAAAGCAATCGTATAGCATATACTATAACAGCTTTTGTTAATACATGGAACAACATCTTCGCTTCGGGAGTGATTTAATGAATCCTAATTTCGCAATATCCGTATTGACAGTTAAGGGACAATTTGTAATAGGTAATTCTCGTGGTGAGAATGCTTTGATAGCACTAGCCAAATTTCTTCATCGTGCTGGAATAGACGTAGATGATTTCATCGAAATCCAAATAGCAGAACGATTTGAAGATGGCAGACTTTCAAGTCGAATGTTAAGTCTCAGTTATACAGGGAAGTCTAAAACGTTTCCAACGATAGAAGAAATATTCGATAAGTGAGGGACAATATGGTACACAATGGCAAAAATGTAGAACTTGTAGTTACAAGCGGCAAACTTTACGCCTATGATAAGTCCAAAAAATATTCTGTGTCTTTGCCGAAAGGTACACAGATTTATATGCGACAAAAGTTTGATTGGCTCAAGTATTTGAAGAAATACAACGAACTTAGAATGAGACATGAGAAAGAATGGACAATTTCACAAATTGAGCTGATTTCTGTCGCATTGGCATGTGAAAAATATCCGTGGGGATTTAAGTTGAAAGAGAACGGATATAAAATCAAGTATAATGAAAAGGATGAAGAATATCATATCAATATGATTGTGGAGGTAATGTGATGTACGATTTCAGAAATGTCTATGGGCATATAGAAGTATATTATAATGGAAAATTTGTTTTCTCAGCCGATACAATTGAGGAAGCGCAAAGGGAGTTGCAAGAATCTTGATTCTGACAAAAGATTTAGCGAACATCATCAAAATCATAATCAATGAATATGATATTGATACATCATATGACGAAGAACCATACTATGGAGGATTTTTATACGACATCAGTTCACGCAATTTTATTATTGCCGACAGAAAGATACGACATTGTAAAAGCCCAGAATTTAGTATAGATGAACTAATGGCACATCGTCTAGAGTTTATAGACCGTAAAGTAGTCACTATTAAAGGCAGAGGATGGGCGCCAACCGATTGTGTTGTTTTTTATCCAAGCCATAGGCAACCTCATGTGTATCAGGAAGATGGTAAGAAAAAGGGTTATTATGAGCAATGGGTTAAAAAAATAAACGAGGTGTTGATTTGAAGGTGTTGATTTGAGTGGATATAAGAATATTTTCCAGAGCAAACTTGCTGACATATTTGCTTCAACATGACATTAAAGAGCCGTTTTTAATTATGACAAATACGTCAAAAACATGGAGATATACAAAGAAAAATTCAAGTATGATTTTGAGTAAGAAAGGTGAGCAAAAATGGAAATTTGTACAAAACTTGAAAAAGGCGATTTTGCCCGGTTCGCAATTGATGGGAACTTTGCCAAAACCACATGGGGCATCGTAACCGACCATAAGAGCATCATTAATCTGATGGACGGTTCGGAGTATCCGTTGGAAGAAGTTGGAGTTGTCAAGATGTGCCCGTCTGACAAGATGGGGCTTGAGTTCTCTCCAATTGAATCTTTCCAATATGTGCCCATGGCTTCAAAGGATTGACAAATACTTTAAGGGCGTATGTAAAATCATACGCCCTTTTTCTTTTCGGGGTGTAATATGCTAAAAACAGGAGATTTCGTATCGGCAACAAGAGAAGCAGATGAACGCTATTCTATCACCAATAAAAACATGGCTTTAGCGATTGTATCTTATGTGTACGATTGCAGACTAGACGATGATGATATTGAATATGTAGATATAGTCGTCCTAAGACACAAGAATCAAATGTATATTGGTAGAACATATAAAGTTATATCATATCTTTTTGATAACATAAATGATTCATATAAGCCAACCGAACACGAACTTACGATTCAGAAATTGTTCATGGAATATAGGTGCGATGTTCCGGGGAAAAGTGCTTATCATAGGCCGATAACCGATATAATACCAAGCGAAAAACTGTACGACATTGTATATATTTCAAACTTTGATTTGACACAAAAGCGTAAAAAGAATATATATAGAATTAGGTGATGTAATGTATATTGGACAAATCGTTTCAGTGAACGACCATCCTCATATCATATGCGGTATATACAGTACCTCTATTAGAGTTATATATGTAGGGCCAAGCATTTATGATAGAACAACACAAAGCTATATGCGGCATATGGCAAAAGCGGAATATGCCAACGTTGATATAGATGAAATCGACGATGAAATAAAAGAGGCATACAAGCTTATTCGGGACGCACTTCGTTGGAGACGTGATTTACCACATGCCAACATATACAATTCGTGTGTTTGCGACGCTCGTAAACTGATGGTTTTTATAAACGAATGTATAAAAAGTGGAACATACCCAGACACAAAATACAAGTCGAAGTTCCTTCCTAAAGTATGCGTATGTTATAGAAATATCTCAAAGGGTATGTACAAAGTTAAACTTCCATGTGATAAATAACCAATCTATGTTTGACACCATATAATATAATATGGTATAATATATGTATAGTAAAAGGCAACGCGGTGTTCACAACAAAATAAACATTGGAGGGTTACTAATGCGTAAAATCACAAACTACAATTCGTTCTGCCGTGATTATCTTGGCGTTTCTGAAAGCGAAGTGCCGAGTTTCATTGTGCGGAACAAAAACACCATCGACAGGCTTATTGCCAGATATGGCATCCCTCTCTCGGAGAGAATGAGCGCCGCGAAAACGAAAGTCGGTGTTCCTCTTATGTATGGCACAGACGATTATGAAATCATGCTAAAGTGTGACTTCGGCAAGTACGGCGGCACAGAAGAGGCCAAGGTTGTTGAAAGCGTAGGAGATTTCGTTGTCTATACTTTCAGAGCAAACAATAAACCAAAAGCTGCGACACCGTCTGTTAGGACAACCTCTTTTAATGCTCCGTCACAGAGTATGTTGCCGGGTATCGAATTTAGAACATACGTTGAACCGTCGAAACCCAAAGCAAAAACTTCAGTTGTCGAGTTCGACCCATTCGACGCATGTCTTGAAATCTGAAAATTCATGGAGTAGACAGAGCCGTCAGGTTTTCTTGACGGCTCACAATCTCCAATAAATATAAAGGTGGGGAATTATGGACGTTGTATACTATGTACCCTATGAATATAGCGCAAGAATATATGGCCTAAATCAGTACAAGATATATCACGCAAGAATCAACAAGCGTGTCAAAAGTTCTATGTTTGATATAGAATTTGTCCTATCCCTTATCTTCGACAGCGATGAAACAAACGTAGTGGCGAGCAACGATGAAGTTTTCGCATCTTACAAAGAAGCTCAAGATTGGGCTAAAAATAAAAGGGAGTGCTTAAAATGAACGTAGTTATGAGTCCAAAATACGCCAAATTCAAACAGGGAGACAAAGTATACTTTGTACCAACTCCTGCCATGAAAACTATAAATCTCAAGAACTTTGAGGTTTATGCGGCGAATGTATATCAGGTTGCCGCAAAGGTTGACAATGGCGCTGTCATTGGCTTGGCATATATGCTGGAAGTAAACAGAGGATACGACACGCAGTACCTTGTAACGACTGGCGAACATATTTTCAAGAATGAATATGACGCTGGACTGTACGCTATTGGCTGTTCTAATATTGCCAAGCGAGATATAACTATGAAAATGTAGAGGGGTGTTTATTGTGATGGGGGTTTGGTTTGCTGTTGCTTTCGTTGTTTTTATTGTAGTGATTTCTCTGATTTCACGCACTCCAAGTGTAAAAGAAGAAAAACCAAAACGTGGTGAATGGATTCCAAAACTTGCTCAAGATGCCGCAACAACAGCAAAAACATACGATGAATCAATGAAACCGACTGCTGTTAAAGTCAAAGCAAAACAAAGCGCAAGGCCAATCATCAAAGATGATACAATTCGTTCCTATATGGATAAACAATTGATTCGTTTCCCTTTCTATATTCAAGAGCGTAAGAATTTTTATCTTTTAAATAATCAAGAGGATGTCAAAACATACAGCACTCTCATGGACAAAAAGATTGCTCTGATTGACTCTATGGATGGCTGTGTTTTGTTTATCGTGAGGACGGTGTGAAAGTATGATGATAACTATTCTCAGTCTTATGGGTGTGATTACGCTCATTGTATATGCTTGCCTTGTAGTAAGCTCAAGATACGACAAATATGATTAACATTATTTTAACGGCCATATTATTGGCAATCATAGCGATATTGATATATATGGTTATAGCGGTTGCCATTATGTTATAGATGGGAGAATGATTATGGTTAATGTTTGGCTTGGTATTCTTGTTCTGGTAGTTGTTGCTATATTGCTATGTGCGATTGTAGTCGTATTCATGGCATATTATGCGTCTTATTGGACGAAAAAGCACCCAGACCTTACAAAGCAGACACAAGAATATACAAAAGCTGTTGCCGATTACAATGCTATAAAAGATAAGTTTCCGGTTGTACAAGAGGAATTTGAAAACTTCAAGAAAGAGTATGCTAAACTCAAAGAGGAATATGACTTCCTAAATGTACAGTGTACGCACTTAAAAGACTATATGGAAGCCGAAGAAAAACTCAGAGTTGAAAGGGCTAAACATGACAACTAAAGAGTTATGGTATAACCTAAGAGACACCACAGATTATCAAAGGGCTGTTACAAGAACGATTGTACTGCCTAAATTTGGCGAATTTGACTACATCGACGCCACAATTGCTATCTATCCAGATGTAAGCGCAAAGCAAGTTTATATCACATATAGAAGCAAGTCTCTGTATCGCATTGCGAAAGTAACGATACTTTCGTATGACGATACCGAATGGGGCAAATTGGTTGCGCATAGTATTATGCGAACCAGAAACAGAAAAATGAATCCATCAAGAAATATTATGAAACGGTATTTCTATAATGATGTAGTCACCGAAACCAACAAACGATTCTATGTATAACACTATCCCCGCATCTAAGTTGACAAGGTGCGGGGATTTGTGGTATAATATATATGTAAAAAGGGGCCGCAACCGCTGGTTGCATGTTATATATTTTATATGAAATTTGGTGGGCTGTATGGTAAAGAAAGTTTATGACTTTGGCAAAGAGGGAAACACAATGAGTTATATTTTGTTGTGTGACCAAATAATGGATTATCCACTTTTTGGATGGTATAGTTGTGGAAGCACAACAATTTTCTTCCGGTATTCATACACTGAAAGAAAAATATATCTTGACTTCGCCGAAGCTGACAGCGATGATTTGTCGGATAAAATCATAGAGCTTCGTTATGACGCTGATGAATGGCCGGAGATATACGGACTGATTCCTCAGCATCCAAGAAAGTTGTCGTTCTCATATAAAACAGCAGTAGAGTATATTGGTATGTGGAGAGGGTAAAACTATGAACAGGACTACAATAGAAGCTGGACAGCGAGGGTTCTTGGCAGTACAGAACTATGTACATCTTTCAATGATGTTCGGCGTATACAATGGAGAACTTGGTACGTTGTATTTTTACTATGACAATTCACTTCGTAGAATCTATGTTGAGGGCTACTCCGATGATACAGCAGATTTAAATGGCTGTGCTGACTATATAACGCAGTTTGAGTACAGCAAAAAAGAATGGCAAAAAGTTTATGAGCTTATTCCAGAATATTTGTCCAGCATTTGCCCATCCGATGATTTGCTCTTATTAACTTTAATGGTAGGTGATATCTAATGATTATTGACGACTTGCGGGCAAACAAAAATATCGTTGAAAGAAAATATGGAGATATTTCTTCTTTTAATTTCTCGGCTGGTGCTTTCTTCAATAAAATATGGGATGAACAAACAGTCAAAGCTCGTGGGTTGTACATCAATACCAAAACGGGCGAAGTTGTAGCAAGAAGCTATGATAAGTTCTTCAATATTGGAGAACGTCCAGAGACGCAAATGGATGCGCTGAAAAACACAATCGAGTTCCCTGTACAAGCATATGAAAAAGAAAACGGATTCCTTGGAATCATGTCATATAACAAAGAGACTAAGGATTTCATTATTACTTCAAAATCGGCAATGGAAAGCGAATATGCTGGATGGTTCAAAGACATTTTCTATTCAACCACGAACGCAAAAACAAGAGAGGGAATTAAGTTCTTTCTTGAACAACATAATGTTTCGGCTGTTTTCGAGGTTCTCGACCCTGTTCACAACCCACATATTATCGACCAACCAAAGCAGAAAATCGTTGTTCTTGACTTGGTAAGAAACACCATTGAAACCGAAATCATGCCATATCGAGTGACGCAACTATTCTGTTTCACCTTTGGACTACCATGTAAGAAACTCAGAAAAACACTGAACACATGGAAAGAATTTGAAGATTTCGTAAACGAAACACACAATTCAATTCGACAAGTCGAGGGCTATGTATTGGTTGATTCTAACGGCTATATGCTGAAAGTAAAAACCAATTACTATCGCACTTGGAAATATCTTCGCACAATATCTGAAAGGGTGCGCACAGGCAAATACATAAAAGAGCAGGCATTATCTTCACAGATTATGAAAGACTTCTGTGAATGGTGTCGTAACAATGTAGAAGTTCTTGGCGAAGATATAACCAAACTTCGTTTGAGATTCTATGGAGACATGGGGGAGGATTACAATGGCATTTATTGATTATGGAGCTGTTGCATTTAAGAACGGCAAGTGTATTCAGGGGAGCATGTTTGGCGATATGCTGTCCATGGTTGGATGGCGCGAAGAAAGCCTAGATGGCAATTTCTTTTCTTTCGTTGGTGACAAAGATTTTACGGTATGTTTTTATAAAACATATATGAATATCATAGGAGAGGAAGAAGTAAAAACTGTCCATTTGAAAAACGAGTTCATCGGTTGGAAAAAATACGAAAATGTATTTATCCCTGATAATAGCGACGAAATTGTTGTAATTACCATAACACCACGGCAAAGAGATTGTTACACATTTAAAATGAAATATAAGGGCGACAAATACAAAGTTATCTTTGGATATGGAATTGATTATGGTTATTGGCTAAAAACAGGAATATTCAATTACTATTGTTGCCCCGAACATTTCTTTAAAAGCACATTGCCAAGATTCTTCAAAGATATTCCTTACAATATCAGATTGAAGTATGATATATGGGTGAGAAAACATGACAGACAAAAATAAGAAAAAGCAAGAAAACAAAAAGAGGCATAACTTTTGGCCGATTTCGCCTGTCACACGAATCAAAGAAAGCAAAAAGAAGTACAACAGAAAGAAAGACACCAAAACCCTTGGCCAATATCTCAAAGAAAAGAGCGATTGCGAATGATAAATCTTATCCTTATCAACTTTTGTATAGGATTGTGCCTATATTCAATTATCCAAGTTGGACTTAACGGATTTCTTGCTAGAAACCCAAGGGTTCATAGAATTGTTGAGCTGACGCCTTTCAAAAAGGTAGTCGGTACAATTGGCGGATACCTTATATGCTGTATTCCAATATTTAATGTTATCAGCATTTTTTCTCTTATAACGCTTCCGACATACAAAGTTGATGAATGTTTCATGCAAGCACTATCAAAAAGTGATAATTGGAGTATATTTTGACGAAAAGCGCTAAAAAAGCCCATACCGATTTGACGGTATTGGGCTTTTTGTGTTATAATATATATAGTAGGTTAGGTTACACACAATAAAACAATTTGGAGGGATGAAAAAATGACATTAAAAAGTATGCTAAGTGTTACATGCGGAGAAACCACGTTGAAAATCAAAGCAATCAATAGAGATTGCGATAGCGAAACAATCAATATTATGCGGTTAAAATCTGGTTTCACCGCAAATGACGCATCAAAACGCGCCGACGAATTTACAGAAACGATTCGGAAATATGGAGATTTCATTGTTTGTCGTGTAGAGGCCGTTGACGCATATACAATCAAGATTGTATGTGTGTATCCATGACAATGTAGCAAAGGGGAGCAAAGAAAATGAGAGAGTTCAAATTTCAAAACGCTGACGTTGTAAGCGTACAAAATAAAGGGTGCGCTATTGTTGTGAATAAAGGAGAGGCGTTCTCTTATCTTTATTCCATCAGAAAACCTCGTGGTGTTAGCACACACTTTATGGTAGTCCCAAACCATTATATCGGTAAGTGTACAGAGGGTGTTGCGCGTGAATGGAAGAAGTATTCTGACGCACTTGTACATCTTATTCTAAAAGTCACACCTGTAATTGACGAGGAAACACTTGAACTTTTGGTCGATATGTTTGGCCCATATAAGCGGCTTTATTCTAAACAAAAAGAAATTGCCACATTTGAGCAGACGTTGTTTTTCTTGAATTTAATGGGAAGTAAACGATATGTAGAATCTAGGCTGTTCCAGTTTCCAAAACAATATGAAGAAATTTCTTTCGTCTATAAGTCCAACCAAAAAGGAGTGAATAAAAAATGAACAATAACCTTGCCAAACTGCTTACACTTTCGCCCGGAAACAAATTTAGATACGGCGCACACAAGTATCTTGTTGTTGCGCCGACACGCGATATGTTGTACTTAACAGGACGTTCTTCAACGTGGTGTGCCGACCTTATCAGCGGAGAACTCTGCTATATCAATTCAAACGAAGTGGTGGTCGTAGAGGGGGTAAACGACAAGTGGTAAATATGATAGTTCTTGTAGGTATCCCCGGCTGTGGCAAATCTACGTTTGCTGATATTCTTTGTAGAAATGGCAATGTGGTTAGATTATCTTCTGATGAAATTCGCAAAGAGCTTTTCGGAGACGAATCTTTTCAGGGCGACAACAACAGAGTATTCAACACGCTTTATGAACGAGCAGAGCTTTTGTTAAAGGCCAATATCAGCATTGTTATTGACGCAACAAATCTCAAAAAGAGTTTGCGGCGGTATGCTTTCGATATTTGTCCTATGGGCGTAAGAAAGATTGCGCTTTATTATACTCCCGACGTTGAACTTTGTAAAGAAAGAAACGCAACACGGGAAAGAAAAGTACCAGATGAAGTAATCGAAAGAATGGCAAAACAGTTTGAAACCCCAACAACCGACGAGGGTTTTGATGAAGTTATGTGTTTGAATGGAGATGAAATGGTATGAGCGTGTATATTCTTCAAAAAGAAGAAACTGATTGGTTCGGGAGAAAAACGTGCTATTATATCCATGATGATTTTGATAATGGGAATCATTCCATTGTTACAACACGACATGAAGCCGAAGCGAAGCGGTACTATTCATCGGACGATGCCTCGAAAATGGCATGTCGCATCATAAACGTATATGGATGCGTTTGCCGAGTTATACGGATTGATAGCTAAGGAGGACAACATGAAACGGTTGAAATTGAAAAAGTGGGCAATGGGCGGATGGCGGAACGATACACACAGACTTGAATTTATAGGCTTTGTGATGGCGAAAGATATGGACGAAGCGTTTCATATTGCGCGTAGTCTATGGTCTGGTATCGCCTATATCTCAATGGCAAAGTTAGCTGAATAATAAATGAAAAGAGGGATTATAAAATGAACACAACAAAATGTCGCAAATATAGGGTTGCCAAAGAGGGAACATATGTGTTCCCAAGATATGGTTTGAAGATTCCGCTGTCTCTGAACGACGAATACGCAATAGTCGGATACACGCGACACAAAAATGAGACTTGTTGTATCCTACAAAAGGCAAACAATCCAAAGTCAGCAAAGTTTCCCCTGCGGAAATGCGAGCTTGAAAAACATTTTACAGAGTGCTGATATAAAGTGCGGGGTGTTTATAATGGAAGCAGAGAAAATAGGGGTTTTCGAGTTATACCAAAAAATAAAAAAATATAATATGGACTTTTTCCCACTTAACAATGAAGTATATCATATACGATTGTTTTTGAAAGACGACAATTATCTTTGGGGAGAGCTGTATTATTTATACCTGTTTAATTGTCAAAACGAGCATGTGGCTACTATTTATTTTGGCGGGGTAGACGACAATTACCTAATGCATGTCAGACTCAACAGGTATAAATATTATTTTGTTTTTGCGTATCGTACTGAGGAGCAATACCGCAATAAAGGTATTATGACTGAGTTCGTTAGCTACATAACAAACTGCATCTTTATGTTTTATGAAAAAGCAGCCCTATTCATTGGAACTGACAATATAAGGTCAGAAAAGGTTGCCATCAAATGTGGGTATCAGTTTATTCGTTATACCTATAATTACGACGGACTGTTTATGAAAACAGACAAAACGTTCAAAAATATTGAATATCCGAAATATAACTACATCGAGCTTGATTCCAAAGTTGCTCTCCCAAAAGGGAACACGCCGATGTTATACAAATATATGGAGAGCAAAAACTTTATTGTATTTAATGATAATAAAAGAATGTATTTTGAAGATACCATAAAGACTCTTTCGGATTTGTATGACGATTTTTATGTGTTTGTAAAAGTATTAGACAGATGTGAATTACCGGAAAGTATGGGGTTCAAGAAAATACCAAGGGATAAGCTACGAAATAAAAACATGAAATACAGAGGAGCACATTGGCATTACAAACTTATTAAAAAAGGAGACAAACAATGAAGAACTTTGACTGGAAGCTGTTCGCCATTATCGGCGTTGTAATTTTGAGTCTGTTGATTTTGTTGCTTGGATATACAGTTTCTGTATCCAACACAGTGGCTCGTATGGAGGAACAAATCAACGAATCCTATTCGGGAATTGAGATTCAGCAAAAGCATCGGAACGACAGCATTACACAGCTTGTGCAAGTTGTAGAAAATTTCACAAGTCACGAGCAAGATGTTGTGGATTCTGTCACAAATGCCCGTGCCGCACTTCAGAATGGTGATGTAGCAGAAGCCATGAGAAGTCTGAACGTTGTAGTTGAAAATTATCCCGAAATTAAATCCGATACTGTTTATGAGAATTTGATGAATGAAATTTCAATCTGTGAAAATACAATTTCTCAGTATCGCAACAATTACAATGCGCAGGTAAAAGAATATAAAAAATATATCAAAATTTTCCCGCATAAACAGATTCTTTCTGCGCAAGGTTATGAACCGATGAACGTTGATTATCTTACTTTCGATGCCGAAGAATTGGAAGTAATCGACAATATGTTTGGTGATTGACATGAACAATATTGTTATATACGATGGCCATTTTAAGCTCACCTTGCGTGAGCTTTTGGCCAGTTTAGCCATTGTTTTCCTGATGATTACTTTCGGGTTTTTCATTCACGGAAAAATCCACGACAGTACAATGGAAACAAACGAACGATATATGAAGTCACCAATTGTCACTTCGATGGATATGTATGATTATGTCAAAGAAACTGGCATTGGTGATGTTTTCACAATATTTGAACTAAAAGCAATTGAGGCTCAAACAATTCCAGAACTCAATGGTGAATATTTATACATTGAGAAAATCAAAGAAAAATATACTATGCATACAAGAACTGTTACAAGCACCGACGCGAAAGGTCGCGTTTCGACGAGTGTTCAAACATATTATACTTGGGATTATAGCGATTCAACAAAAATAAAATCTAACGATGTAGTGTTCAATGGAGACATATATCCGTTCGACAAATTCGACAATTACGACATAACCATCGCTCGTTTGTCGGATGTCGGGAGCGAATATTTGGATAAAGAATACAGAAGAATCAGTGGACAATATGCGTATGAGAACTCAAAAGTTCGTTATTATTTCAAGGTGATTCCGGTTGAAATAAACGGTTCTGTATTTATCACTTTAAAGGATGATGAAATTCAAAATCGTTATGTGACACTTTATTCTGAAATAGAACCAGAAGAATTGAGAGAGCGATTGATTAATGACTCAAACTTTTCAATTTTTATATTCTGGTTTTTCTGGATTATTCTGACTGGTGGACTTGTTTTTGGATTCTATGTTCTTGATAATAAGTGGTTGAATGCCTAAAATTTGTCCATAAAAGTTGTATTTTAATTCGCCGGGAGTGAATAATTATGCATCCCAATGTGCTCTGCGGGTTCTATCAAAGTACAGACCCGAAAAGTTCGTTTACATATTGCTTTGTTATATCATATTTGATTGACGAGATTTATTACGTCCTTTATGTGAAAGGAGATACATTAGATTACATAGTTATCTATAAAGAACAAATGGACAAGTGGTATAAGCCAGTCTCTGAACGTTCCATCATTGATAATGGATATGAGAAGTTTGTAAAATTCATAACCGATGTAATGGAATATAATTATGACCTTATATTTCATTACGACGACGAGGAAGATAGTAATATTGATTACTATTACAATCAAAGGTTGATGATAGAGCTTGAGCCATTAAAGACAGTATATTTCTATCTTAAAGACGACGAATGGAGAAACTTTGAAAATTACAAAGAGCGCCTTGAACTGGCAATACGCAGGTGGAATGACATAAAGGAACAAGATACTTTTGTAATCTATAAAACTAGAGTATTGGAGACTGATGCGCCATGCTTATAAAACCCGGAATGTGTGTAAAATATAATTCTAAAAGATGGTACACGGCCCAATATGGTGTTGTTGTCTCTAAGAAGAAAATGGGTAAATTTTGGGTTGTAAACTATGGATACATATGGCGTAAAATAATGAAAGAACCATATATGGACATAGAAATCATAAATCTCAAAGACGTTATTTCAACGGACCAAATCGAGTGTATCAACCATATTGGTATATATAACGTAGCAAACATACAGTATCTACTTCATCTCAAAGCAGACGTTCACGAATTTCACGAAAATATATTTTTGGCTCTACGATATTTTCACGAAAGACTCAAACGTATATTTGATGAATATTACATCAAACAGGATTGTTTTTGGGAGGATATATATAAAGGCAAAGAAAAAGAGTTTATAGAAGAAATAGGAGATGCTACCAAAATATCAGACCTCAAAGATATTTTTTACTTTGATGGCACTATAAATAGGGGCACAAATTGACGTACCACACGAATGTGTGGTATAATATATATAGTGGAAAGGGCGATAATAAAAACGGAAAGGAGGAAAGAGTGTTATGTTGATTAATATTTTTGACGACTATCAGACTGCCCGCAACGCCTGTGTTGCTTATCAACGTTGCGGAAAGCGTCACCAAGGTTTGCGCGGTGTGGAATACCGGGTATATTTCTACAACGGGAAATATCGCGTTTGGCGTGGTCGGGATTATACAGATTTTCCAAACTGTGCTTACGGGCCAGTATTTAGTCTCAGAGTTTAAGCCACTAAACTAAAAAAAAAGTAGAGCGCAACGAGCTTTACCAATAACAAGGAGTGCTAACTATGATGTATTTAATTCCCACAGAGAACATGGAATCGTTCGAGAAGAAGATTGCCCGTATCCGTCGCAAAGCGGAGCGGGCTAAAGTCGATTTCTCGTACAAACGGCTTGAACCAATCCAAAAAGAAACGGATTTGCCCGGCGTGACAGTTGAGTGTGTACCTGTAATGGTAGAATGTAAGATTCACTACGAAAACTGGATTGTTATTGCTGTGCTTGACCATCACGAAGTTGGCAATGTTATTCATTTGGTAGAGGGTGAATGGAGGCCCAGCGCTGAACTCGCTCTCCCCAGCAGATTTAGAACAGCAAAATCTTTCTGTGAACATTGTAATACAATGCGTAGCAGAAACAAAACTGTTGTGATTTATAACACACAGACGAAGCAGTTCAAACAGGTCGGTACAACGTGTCTGCGCGAATATACAGGTGGCATTGATGCCGAAGCAATCGCCGCTTTTGAGGAGGCTATAAAATCGCCCGAAGAATTTCTCGGAGTGAGTGGTAGCAGTAAATTCTTCATTGAAACCAAAGACTATTTGAGCGCAGTTGTTGCTACAATGTCTCTGTATGGTTTTATGAGCAAGAAGAAAGCCGCAGAGATAAACGAAGAAGTGCGATATAATAACAACATCAAACGAGTTGAAGCAACATGTACTAAATCTGTTCATCTTATGACGAATAATGAAAAACCGAATGAAATGTCAAACAAGTGGCATAATATCTATAAAAGCAAAGACACAGAAGCATTTGTAGAGGATGCTCTTGAATGGATTAAGTCTTATAACGAGCCGAATGACTTCATGGAAAATCTTCGTGTTATTTGTTCCGGTTCACATATCAAAGTGAGCGATGTTGGCTTTGCGGCATGTCTTATGGATTTGTACAAACGGCATCTTGAGTATGAGAAAACGCGCAAACAAAAAGAAAAAGACAACGAAATGTATCGGTATTATGGAGAAGTCGGTGAAAAGGTGACATTGAATGGCCGACTTGCGTGCGTGACTTCTTATTCTACGCAGTTTGGTGTTATGTTTATCTACAAGATGATTTATAACTCTGCTATTTTCGTATGGAAAACAAGCAAATATCTTGGAATTGATGATTCCGGCGAAGAAGTCAGTCTTGTTGGTACAATCAAAGAACATTCGGAGTTTCGCGGCGTTAAGCAAAACATGCTTGTACGTTGTAAGGTAGAAATCATTAAGGAGGGAACTTTAAGGTGAAAACCATAGAGCAAGATATTGACATGCGTATCCAATACTACAACAAACTGTGCGAACTTAAAGGATACAAATACGGCTATTTAGCCGTGGCATATGTGTACGGAGGATGTAGTCTGTACTACTGTTCAAAAGCTGACATTGAAAAGCATTGCGTTGGTGGTTTGCTGGTAAATGGAACAAGGAAGATGGTTTATGAAACAATATGCGCACTTGATACGATGCTAAACTATCAGGCATAAACGCACAATGCCCTCACACGCGCTACAATGGGCCTACAATCTATTTTGTATACTTAGTAATATAAAATCATTGCTAATATATAAAACGCATTCTATGCGTATTGTAGCGCGTGCTATAAACATAAACGGAGATGAACAAAATTGGACGAGTTCAAGGTTGGCGACATTGTAAAAACCATAAGACAAAGCTATGGTGTTAATTTCTCCGAAGCAGTTGTGCTTGGAAGATATAATGAGTATATATGCGTGATAGCAAAAACACGATACGGTTATAACGATTGGTGGGTAGACCCAAAGGACATAATAAAGACCAAACAGGAACTTCTTGACGATAGAGATTTGGAACTAGCCAAAATAGTCAGCACAATATGCTACGATGAAATTTATGTAACTGATGCCGAACCCGATGAATTTGGTGTATGGAATGAAGCTAGTATTGATGCTGTATACCATAGCCCTATATATGTTGGGCTTAGAAACAAGACAGATACTATATTCGAAGTAAAACCCGACAATGTTCTTGAGTGGTTAAAAGAAAGAAATTATACTTCTGAACGGACGTTTTATTCAACTACAAAGGAGTAATAATATGAAACATAGTTCTATGTCAGATTATGATGCCGACGTGATTCCTATGGTTGAATATTTCAATTCAGTGGGGCTAAAGACATATATGTCATGTTCCGGACATAAAGGCAATCCATATATGTCGATGTTTTGGATTGAGTTTGACCCAAGCGTTACCGAACAAGATATTATTGATTTTCAACGCAACCATGTGAACGAATACAATATGTTTTGTTCTTGTGGGAGATTCGTTCAACGTATTATTGCCACTGGAAGAAGCGACAAGATAATGCGCTCATATGAATATATGGCTGCTAATGTAGAAGCCGCAAACATTGACCTAAAAGCATGGACAACTTGACGCATTATACCATTTCATGGTATAATATATGTGGGGATATTCACACCTCAAACAACATAAAGGAGTGACAAATAATGAGTGATAATTCAAACATTGGCAGTGCAGAAGTTCATTTAGAAACGAACGCCACAGCAATGACATTTCCGGGAGTTGAGTGTGGTAGCATCTTCATGGCTACCGACGGCTGTCTGTATACGAAAGTTCAAAAGTTATGGAAGAAAGACCCCAAACGCAAATGTTTCAATGCTATCGAGCTAACGACGAGAGCTACTCGCTATTTTGACGATAACGACTTTGTGTTTGTATTTGATACATGCGCTTTCAACTATGAGATTTGAGGGGTGAACATAATGACCAAGATTAAAACTAAACGTAATTTTGGAGCAGTAATTCCGTTTAGCGAACTAAACATAGGCGATGTATTTGTTAGCAAAGACAATGACGATAGACTGTATATTAAGATTTGCGAATCTACCGATGAACTTAATATGTCTAACAATGCCATTGGGATTGGTGAGGCGTACACTGTATTCGTTGACGACGACGACGAGGTAATCCGCGTTAAAAGATTATACATTAACACAAATAGCTAAGTTGCCTATTTTTATCACATAACTATAAGGGTTTACGACATTGAATGGTTGAGCAATATAAAACCATTACTTGAACATTTCAATGCTGTAAATCTATTGTAGATAATGCGTTTCATATACTAAAAACGCATTCTAATAAAACAATAACAAAGGAGTACATAATTATGGCAAATATTGAAATGATTAGCAACTGTGAATTGATTAAAATTAAACATTTAAAACCCGGAGATATTTTTGCAGCTGATAAACCCAGATTTGATGGGTGCACATGTCAATTATATGTATATACCGACCATAAAACACCGGCCACTACCCTTTGTATCACGGACGCTAATCTTAGGGGTTTCAGCTATGAAGATGAAGTATACAGATATGATGAATATTTTGTAACAGGGCTTCGATTAGAACCCAATGGGGCAGACACTTTTGGAGGTCTTGGAATTGGAGATGTATTTTTGTTTGACAACCATATATGTGTAAAAATAGAAGAACATTATATGAAATACGGTGGTCCCTTCAATGCGGTGAGTATTAACGGTGGATATTGTTGTCGTTTCGTCGAGGAAGCGAAAGTAGAATGTATTTCAAATATGACCATCAGCACATGTTTCTCTGAGGATTATTTTTTAAAGATTGAACATTCGACAAGAATGAAATCATTTGAGGGAATGTGATTATGGTTTTAAGTTATGAGCAACAATAACAGATAAAGGAGTACATAATTATGACTGACAAGAAATTTTCCACAAACGCTGAATCCACAACAACCATTTCGTTCAAAGAGCTGAAGAACGGAGATATCTTCATTGGTGGCCCACAGCAAAGGATTTATATGAAAATGGCCGAAGCACATCATACGAATTATGACGGAGAGCAAACCACGATGAATGCCGTTCGACTTGGCACGGGATGTTTAGCGCATTTTTCCGATGAATACAACGTTGCTCTTTGCTACAACGCAGAGATTAAATGTGAGTAACAGTAAAACATACCAGAGGGCGCAAGCCCTCTGGTATTATTGGAGTTGATAGATTGAAGTACAAAACAGGTGATATTGCCAAATATAAAAGGCAATTGATTTACAAAAAGGGACGTCCAGCATTTGTGGTATATAGAAACCATCGCACATACTGTGTTGTTTTTATCTATGTAGAAGAACGGAACAAATGGTATACAAGCTGTTGTGCCGAAGAAGATTTATCTGACTATACCGGAGAAGTTCCTGTTGGTGCTGAAACATTCCAGAAGTTAGCAAGTATAAGATATGACAAGAGAGAATTGACTTCAAATCGCATGACATACAATGTTTCTTTTGTTGAGGAAAACAGCGTTTATAAAATTGTTGACTTGCTTAACAATCCAAAAGATGATTACAGACACTATTTATGGTTACACAGCCGTAATTATTTCGGATATAACTATAATGTGAGTTTGTACTAATTCTGTACCGCTATGCGGTACGAATCGTCGTGTGGAACACGACAGACAAAGGTGACAACATGAAAAATCTAAAACTTGGTGACATTGTAGAGTACAAAGTCGAAAACGAACCATATATACTCGCGTACTGTGGTGCTTGTTTTTATTCTCTTATCCAACTTGATGCTTCAGGCAGATTTGTAGCGCTTTCAACCCCAAGAGTAGCACGGATTCAACCAATTGAGAGTTCTTCCATACCCGTATATGAATATAAACTACTAAAAGAAGTTGGAGATTTTCTCAAGAGGGTTAGAATTGATGTAATAAACAAAGACGACCCAGTATATAGTATCTATCAAGATGATTTAACATCATTTCATGTATCTCGTATTGTAGATATGATAAATGTTTCATTGTTAAGGGTAAGACTTTCTTCTAAATCCGTTCAACTTTGTTTTAACGAACAAAAATTTCTCGATGAAGTGTTGGGATTACTTGAGGATATGTACTACGATGATGGTGATGATGTGGATATTCATGTTTATACGGTTGGTAAGCAGATATAATCATTATCGTGCGTTCTCAGGTGTTTATAATCAATGCCAGCCTTATGATTTTGACATTGAAACATCTCGGTAATGATTTTATATTACTCGCATGTTCAATGTTTAAAAACATGAGAAACATCGTGTTCAAAAGGGACAACTTTAGATTGCTTATAAAAGGAGTGCTTAGAAGATGGTTAAAGAGTTTAACGAATTGATTGGGAAAACAATCACGAGAATTGAAACATCAAATGAGGTTTATTCAGACGAACTATCAGAAACCAACGATATTGTACATGGGAACAGACAAATTTGGTTCTATATGGACGACGGAAGTAGGTTTCATATGTATCACGACCAAATGTGTTGTGAGGATGTGTGCGTTGAAGATGTTTGTGGTGATGTTAAATGTCTAATTGGTTCGCCTATTACACAGGCTGAAGTATGCAATGAAGCAACAATGTCATATGACGATGATGTATGTGGATTTAAGCATGGCGGACCTTATTGGACTTGGACGTTTTACAAGTTCGCAACGGCAAAAGGATATGTAACCATTCGGTGGTATGGAGAAAGCAATGGTTGTTATTCATGTGAAGTTATGACTGAATACACAAACCCAAATGATGATATTTTGTTCAAGTATGAGCTGAATCCATGGGGTGATGAAGTATGAACACTACGTTGAAACGTGGAGACATTGTAAGACGATACAATAGAAATAAGGGTATGTATCAATACGGAGTCGTTGCCGACACACTTGTCTTTTTGGAAAACAAATGTGTTACCTGTGTTATTTATAGAGAAAAATCACAAACCTTTTGCACATGGACAGATGTTGAAGAAGTATTTATGCGAATAGAACAAGAATCTTTGCCAAGCAGATTTTGCTTTTTGTCAGACATTTCAAAAATATTCGCACATGTAAGAGTTGATTATTCTGTTACAGAACATGGGGAAACAGTGTCAAGATATAACGACACTCTTTTGACTCCTCTAAAAAGTAATTGTATTTTGGAATCACTTCGAGGCTCTTTGATGTATGACGATGATGGTTGTCCCAATTCGTTTAACAGCAAATGTTTCTTCAATTTGTTCAATTACTTCTTTGATAAAGAATACGGACATTGTGTTCCTTTCCCAGAAATCAAGTTTTATCTTGTTTCGTAATCTGTACGCATCGTCGTACAAAGTGTGGTGAATAATGTGATTAAGTTCAAATGTGGAGATATCATATATGACAATGAGTATAATCATTATGGGGTTGTGCTTAGTCAGTCTATAACTCCTCGCGGTGGAGACATTGTAGAATATATCTGGAATAGGAAGGATACTGGAAACTTTTTTGTCCCCATTGTTAGCCCAAGATATATTAAACATGTAATACACAGAAAATTGCCGGAGGATTTAAAATTCCTTTACGATATTTCTGATAGATTGTCTCATGTGAGAGTAGACTATGTTATTAGCGGCGAAAGATGGGGAACAACAATAGGATATCATAAAATAGGATATCATAAACTACTTACTCAAGTTTTGGATAGCGATAACCTTTCGGCGGTAATTGAACGGTGCGTCAATGCGGGTGTGTTTGCTGAAGATAAAATATTCTTCAATGAGTTAGCATATTGGCTTAGTCGTTGCTGGGCCAACTATGACAGTGTGGAATTTAGCTTTTATAGGGTGTGAGATTGGTTGTTTGTGTGTTGTGAGTATAGTATATCAAGCCGAATTGTACCAATTCTGTCCAGCAAAGCTGTCCAGATTAGGCTTGTTTAACAAGTTACTACAATTCATTGTAGTAACTTGATTATATCACACTTTGAACTAAATGTCAACACCCCCATGCAAATTACTATGATGTACCGTGGTACAAGCTACAATAGGCCTAGAAAGCGTTTTAGCTGTAAGGAATATAAATTCATTACTTGAATAATAAAACGTCTCCTAGACCCATTCTGTTGTGTTTCACACAACGAAATGTAACCATGCTGGCGAACAAAGTTCGCCAGATCGTACCGTGTAACGGTACAGATTGTATTCGTTGTGGCGTAGTTCTGTACGGCAAAGCCGTACAGCATGGTTGCGTTTACGCAACAAATTTTGAGGGTTATTAGCAGGTCACATAGAACAACAATGTAGAAACGATATTAGTCGCGTTATGTGCGCCCGGTATGATTTAGAACTGTTTTTCTTTCTTTCTTTTATATTTATATATCTTAGTTTCTTTCTTTCTTTACTATAAACCTGTATATCTATATACTCTATTATATTATATATATATACTAGAGTATAGATATATTGGTTTATATAAATATATTCTTATATATCTTTATACGAGTATATATTTATATAAGCTTGTATATCTTATAACTTGTTATTAATATAAATCTATATAAATTAAATTTAAAATATAATTTTTTAATATAAATTAATATATCTATACGCTTGCATAAGATTTATAAACGTATAGATATTTATACGTGTATAGATTAACACGTGTATATC